TCTTCGGTATAGAGGGTCTTGGAGAACAGATTTGGGAGTTCGTCATTGGATTCCGTCACGACGGGACAAAGGCTTACGTGTGGGAGAGGAATATATGGTCTGAAACGCAGGAAGCTGACAGGACATATCCTTTGCAGGTGCTGAGTGCAAACCAACAGTACGTGAAGGAGATTATAGCAGGAGCAGACTTCGATATGCTTCCACGTTCCATTGGCGGCACGTCCACATCGGGAATGTGCGACGGCCACTGGATTAACAGCAACGGTAGGTTGCTCCTCGTTGGCGGCTCTGCGGATAGCGGTTCGATTTGCGGCCTCTCGGCGTCGTCTGCGATTTACGCTTTTTCGTTCTCGCATGCGCACCTCGGCGCTCGTCTGGCTTTCTATGGCGAGCCCGGCACGGTGAGCGGCTCGGAATTCGTGGCAGGACTGAACTGATTACGAATAAAGGTCTATTGGGTGAGGTTGCTCCTCGTTGGCGGCAATGCGAATAACGGTTCGATTTGCGGCCTCTCAGCGTCGAATGCGAATAACGCTTTTTCGAACTCGAATGCGAACATCGGCGCTCGTCTGAAATTCATCTATAAAATACGGTTAACACACCCAAGAAGACCTCGCAACTGGGAGATTATTCGAACATGCGAAAAATAACGGCAATCCCGCAAGGGAGCGTACAAGTAGGTTAATACTGAAAGTAAGCAGCATAAAGATGAAAGCCAGGTAAATAAAATGAAGGTTGAAGAAATAGATATTGCATGCATCCCTGGGAAGCACAGAAACGTGAAGCTTTCACAGGTCTGGGATATGGAAAACCTTATCGCTGCCGAGAAAGAGGCTCGCAGGGGTAAGGCAGGGAAGTATGGTGTCAGGAAGTTCGACAGGAATCCTGTAGGGAACCTTCTTGATATACAGCGTATGCTGAAGGAAAGGACGTACCGTCCATCACCGGTAAAGGAAGAGGAGCAGTACTGTCCCTGCGGTAAGGTGAGGCGGCTCGCCAAAATGCCTTACTGTCCAGACCACATCATACACCATGCACTTATGCGCATTATCGGTGACGTCATGATGAAATCCTACTATTTTGATTCGTTTGCGAGCATAAAGGGCAGGGGAATAGAGTTTGCACGGAGGCGTGTGAGGAGATTCATTGACAAGAATAAGGAAAAGGATATCGTCTATGCAAAGCTTGATTTCACGAAATTCTACCAGAATATAGATCAGGGAAGGGTATATGCAGAACTGTGCAACATGTACCATGACGATGGGATACGATGGCTTCTCCGTCAGGTTGTCACATCTGTCGGCACAGGACTTGGAATCGGTCTTTTCCCCATACAGCCGATAGCGAACTTCTACCTCAACGAGCTTGACAGGCTCATAGGTGCATGTATGCACGGCGAAGTCCACTTGTTCAGATATTGTGATGACCTTTTGATTGTCGGTTTCAGGACAAGTAGCGTCTGGAAGGCTGTTGAACTTGTAAGAAGCTATGCTGACGAAGTGATACGACAGCCCCTGCACACAAATGTAAATGTCGAGCACCTGACGAACGAAGTTGGTATCGACTTCGTTGGTTACCGTTTCTTTAAAGACTATACGTTACTTCGAAAGAAAATAAAACAACGGATGCGGAGGAGGGTGACACGTTTGGATTGCCGTATATCGGGAGGTGACTTAGCGGCAAAGGAGGAGAAGAGGATGTCATTGGCAAGCTATAAGGGCTGGCTTATGCATTGCAATGGAAGAAATTTATGGTTTAAGATAACAGGTATGAGAAAATTCAGTGAACTTAACATCAGACATGAGTCGGTTGGCAAGGATGGACAGGTGTTCTATGACGTTCCGACAGTCAGCTGCGGCTTCCTGGTAGGCAGGACAATCGTTGTGAAGGACTATCAGGAGAATATAAGAACGAAGAACGGTGAGGGGCGTTTTGTCGTACTCATCGAAGAGGGGGATCATGAATGCAAGTTCCTTACAAACAACCCGCGTTTGAAGGATGTTCTGAGGCAGTGCCGTGAGCAGGAACTGTTCCCGTTTGAGGCTGTTATGAAAAGCCGTTCACTCAACGGCAATAAGGTGGATTATTATTTCGAGTAGATATGAGAACAGAATCAACATTCAGACCTGCTACTGTGGAACGATATACAGGTCTTATCAGAATCAATTACGATGTGCGTGAAGAACTACGGATGAGTGAGGCTGACGGGACGGAGACCAGATTCTTCGTGTATAGGAGCATTGAGATCAGTCCAAGGAATCTTGACATGGAGACACTTATGGCCGTCCTCGTAGGGGACAAGTACCCGCTCGCAGAGCAGGTAAGGATACTGACAGAAGGTGAGCAAGGTGACGTGCAGGTTCTGAAGGACTTCAAATTCGAATGTAAGAAGGTGGCGGTGGAAGTACTCGGATTACCTGTGTCGAATAGTATGGAGAAGGAGGAATACAGTCTTGTCATCAGCAGGATCAATGCCAGGACGGACAGGAGGATACTTGACGGCTTCGAGTGGCATGGCATTAAGGTGTGGCTGTCTTCAGAAAACCAGTTCAACTTCAAGGCAGCTTACGACATAGCCGTACAGACGGGTGGTGCTACCCTGCCTGTTAGATTCAAGCTCGGTGAGGATAATAACGGTTCACCCGTGTATCATGTATTCGGGGATATGGATGAGTTTACCGATTTCTATACCAAGGCACTGTCATACATCGTAAATGTGCTCAATGAGGGGTGGGAGGAAAAGGACTCAGTAAATAGCTGATTTTTTAACAATAAAAATAGAAAGAATTATGAAGAAATGGATTATCAATGCGATCGTGGCCGCGATAGCAGCCTTGATTGCGATCTTGCAGGAAAAATGGGTTGGTACGCAGATGGGGGGTATCGGTGCCATCGGTTATGGAACGGTTATCGGCTGCGCCCTTTCGCTTTGTACTGAAATCGGTAAGAGTGTGTGGTCTGAATGGGGCTGGTCATGGCGGGATATCGTGAGCGGAACGGCCTTTGGTTTCATTGTGTCACTGATCACTGCCTTTGCTGTATGCTGAACAAGGTAAAGGAATGGCTGTGCGGCTTTGAGGGCGACAAGTACGTTCATGTGATGTCGTGCTGGCTTATCGCGTTCATCGTGGCGAGGGTTGTATCTCCCTTCCTCGGTAGGTGGATAGGTGCAGCCACAGGAGCCGTAGCGGCCATTGTGTTCGGTGTACTGAAGGAATACTTCAAAGACGACCATGTGGATAGGCAGGACATCAAGGCAGATGCCGTAGGTGCGGTTCTTGGTGGATTGCAAAGTTTAATCTAAAGAAAAGGAAAGGGGAAAGAGATGATTGACCAGATTAAGGTGGTGGTGTTGATGGTGATGAGTGCGTTGAGCGGGTTCTTCATGCCCATCCATGACCTTGTGGTGGCGATACTCATCCTGCTCGGAGTGAACTTCATGTCGGGGTGGATAGAGGACTGCCTGCACGCGGACGGATGGAAATGGAAGAAGGCTTTTAAAGCATTTTACGAGTGCTGCATCCTGTGCGGCATCGGTGCGTTCATCTTCGTGATGGGACACTACATGCACAGGCAGGAAGGAAGCATCCAGTGCCTTACCGCCATCTACTTCGCGGCCATTTGGTTCTATTCGGTGAACATCCTGAACAACTGGAAGAAGATTCTCGTCAAGGGGACTACCATCTACAGGTTCGTATCGTTTTTGTATTGGGTAGTCAGCATGAAGTTCGTGGAGAAGATTCCGTATCTTTCAGAGTTCATCAACACGGAAAAGAAGGAGGTGAAGGATGAAGATAACGGCAAGTGAACTGAGGCGTATCTGTCCCGACTATCCGTCAGAGAGGATAGACGATGACGTTCGGGTGTTCAACGAGTGGGCACCGAAGTTCGGTATCACAAATCCGCTGCGTGTAGTCCATTTCATCTGTCAGCTCGCTCATGAGTCGGGCGGTTTCAAGTATGTGGAGGAAAACCTCAACTACTCCGCTGAGAGGCTGATGCAGGTATTCCCCAAGTACTTCCCCGACCGACTGATAGCAGAGACGTATGCACACCATCCTCAGATGATTGCCAACCGTGTCTATGCCAATAGGATGGGCAATGGTGACGAGGCATCGGGTGACGGATGGAAATACATTGGCCGCGGATACATTCAGCTCACAGGCAAAGACAACTATCTCGCCTATGAGAAGAGCGGCTTCTGCAACGGGAAGTTGACCGACCATCCCGAATGGCTGCTGAAATCCACTGGCCGCATGAAGAGTGCCATGTGGTACTGGTTCAAGAGCGGTTGCAACCAGCTCGCGGACAGGGACGATATTAGGGCTATCACCCAGAGGATAAACGGAGGTGTCAACGGGCTCTCCAATCGGCAATATTATTACAGGAAGGCAAAGAGGATATTTTTGTTATGAGAAAAAGTTTTGACATTATAATAGGATGGTTGATGGCGTTGGTCATCGCCTTGGTGGTCTCATTAATCTTGTGTAGTTGTGACCGTGGTCTGAGAAAGGAGAACGAGCGGTTGCGGGAGGAACTTGCCCGTCAGCAGCAGTACGTTCCGCTCGACAGGGACACCATCCGCGACAGCATCAAGATTGTCACGCAGAAGGTGGTTGAGGTGGAGAGGATCAAGGAGGTGCTATCCAAGGAGGACAAGCAACTCATCAAGGACTTGGGCATGAAGGTGTCCGAACTGGAGTCCTTGCAGAAGACGGGAATGGAGACACGCGACACCGTAATCCTCGTTGAGAAGGACAGCACGGATGGTTCCCCGCTGGTCTATCACGATGCGTGGACGGACATCGAGTACCTCGACAGGAAGCTGACGTATGCCATGCGCGACTCACTGGCCATTGCGCTGAAGCGTGAGTACAAGCACAGGTTCCTGTTTTTGAGGTGGGGGACGAAGGGCTACGACGTGAAGGTTGTGAACTTCAATCCCAATTCGAGCGTGAAATACAATACCTTCGTGAGGAAGGGTCGCAAATAGCTTTATGCTTTCTTTATAGGTTAGTAGTTTATAGATTTGTTGTGTTTTACGGCAGGCGTGCCGGTTCATTTTAGTAAGTTATTAGTTGATTAGTTGATTCATGATTATGTTTCATAGGTTAGTAGTTTTTTGTAGCCGCCAATCCGTGAGGACTGGCGGTATTTATGTTAAAAAACGGATATTCCTTGGCAGTTTCAAAGAAAAGCACTACCTTTGCGGTGTTGTTGTGGGATTCCCCGCGAGATAGCCCGATCTGCCTTGTGCGACGGGCTTCTTTTTTGCCCGGCCAATTCTCGACAACGAGGACGGGCTAAAATTACCGCGCCTAATAAGTTACTAACCCGGTAACCGATATTGCGTCCTCGTTGTTTTTCGTAAAAAATAACTACCTTTTCCCGTACAGAACCCAGTCTATCACCTTCCTGTTGGCATCGTCCACCTTCTTCTGGTCGAAGTCGATGTATATGTCCGTCACGGTATTGCCGCCGTGTCCGAGTGCTGCTGCTATCGTTTCCTTCGGTATGTCGAGCGATGCAGCTATCGTCGCCCATGAGTGGCGTGCCCAGTAGATGGACAATCCGGGGAACGCGGAATTGCGTTTCGTGACATACCTGTGCTTGCGGCTTCCCTCCTTCCATTTCGGGTTCTCAACCTGCTCGACGGTTCCGATGCTTTTCAGCCCCTTGTCGCACTTCCCGGTAAAGTTATGGTAATTGGTGATCCCCTCACCGAAGCTCACGAGCAGATCATTACCGTGATATTGCCCTATCAGATCAGCTGCCTCCGGCTCCACCTTTATATTATATATACGGCCAGTCTTCGCCCTCTTGTAGCGCAGGCGTCCTTCTGTCAGATCCGAAGGCCTGCAGGCGAGCAGGTCAACGGTGTTGATGCCGATGAGGAAGAACGTCAGCTTGAAGAAGTCCACGTATCGGCGCTGCCAGTCCTCTACCGGGTAGTCGAACAGCTGGCGCAGGCTCCCGACGCTGAGGTTTCGCTTTGCGGTCTGCTCGGGCTTTATCTTGAACTTGCGGAAGGGGTAGGCCATCGTAACCTCGTTGTCGATAGCCTCGTTGAATACAGCCCGTATGTTGCGCAGGTGGATGTTGCGCGAGTTCCTGCCTGGGCACCCGTTCTCGGCAAGCCACGTATCGAAGTCGGTGAGCCACGCCTTGCCGATCTCCTCGAAGGAGAGCTTTCCGATCATCCTGTCGTAGGATTGCAGCTTCTTCAGCGTAGCCTGGTATATCTCGCGGGTGCGTCTGTTCTCCTGCCTTGCGATGTGTTTCTCGAACCAGCTGACGAACAGGTTCTCCTTCTCCACCTCCGGATCAAGGAGCGATGCGACCTTGTTCTTTACCTGTGTGGCTGAGAGGCTGACGAGCTCACCGGCGGTAGTCAGCGAAAGGATCAGGTTCTGCACGGCCACCATCCTGTTCCGTATAAAAGCGTTTAGCGCATCCTTAGCTGGGTGGGAGACAACCTTCTGAGCCTTCTCATCCCATTGCGATGGCAGCACCTTCACGCCCAACGGCATGAGGGCGGTATCACCCTTCTTTGTGAAGGCGACTTTCAGGGGAGCTTCCCTGTTCTGCCTCAGGGCTCTTTTGTCGAGATAGACTTTAATCGTTACCACGGCATTTGCAGGTTATTTGCAGGTTATTTGCGTCACAATGGCACAAAAAGGAACAGAATGGTGTAATGTTCAGAGTAAAAAAAAGGCGGCAAATACCGCCATTTCCTTAGGTTTTTAGCGGAGAGAACAGGATTCGAACCTGCGAGCCGGTTTCGCCGGCTACACGCTTTCCAGACGTAAGCGACGCGAATTTAACATTCTGACTATCAGTTATTTGTAGATTGCCCTGTTTCGGGTTGCAGGTTATTTGCAGGTTTTTCCTGCTGTTTTTTGTATGCGGCCTCGAAACGGGAGGCAACTTCCCTCTGCCTCTTGTCGAGCATTTCCTTCCACCTTTGCATGGTCTGCTCGCCGAATTCAGTCCTTCCCTTTTCCAGTTCCCTCAGCTCATCGCGGCTCATGACCGGGATGTACTTCTCAAGCCTGAGGAGTCCGAATACGTGGTTCCTTATGCTGTCCACCATGAAGCCCTCGCCGAGGATCAGCCAGCGGGCGTTCAGCTCGGGGAAGGTCTGCAGCAGCGAGATGACCGGCTGTATGCCCATGGAGTCGCCCTTCAGCATCTTGTGCAGGTATTGGGGCGACCATCCGAGCAGGGCGGCAAACTCCTTCTGGTTGCCGCCTGTCTTATACTCTATGAATTGTGCTAACCGTTCGTTCATTGCTTTAATTATTATTGAGCCCGAATGAGTTCGAGCCGAGTTTTCTCTTGAAAAGTTTCTCCTTGCTGACGGCTTCGTCTGCCGTCACAGTCTTAGGCAACAGCATGAGGATCGAGAACTGGAAGTGCTTGCTTGCATAGCGTTCGTCCTTCTCTATCAGCTCACGTAGCGATTTGTTGCCGCCGTGGCCTCCTGTTGCCACATACTCAGACCACCTTCCCCAAATACCGTCCTCACCGTAGGCAGAGCCGACATAAAGTTTTCCCGTGTTGAGGTCTGTTATTAGATACACGCCGCGTATGGCGCTTAGCATCTTCTTCCAGTCCTGGTACTGACATTCCACTATCTCGCAAAGCTCGTTGAAGTCGAGAATCAGGTCGGAGTAGTCGGTAAACCTTTTGTAGTGAAGGCCTGGGCTGATCTCCTGTACCTCCATTTCATTTTTTATCCACTGGTGCCATGAAATAGCATTCTCCCAGCGTATGATGACGCGCTCCTTCAAGTCCTCATAGCCGCAGACCTCCGTCATTGTATAGATGAAGAACCCGTCAGCGTCTATTGTTCTTCCTTCCACCTTCCATACACCTACGAACCGCGCCAGAACCCCTTCTTCGCCGACGAAGGACACAATGTAGTCAACCTTGCTGAAGACATCGCGGGCCTGATGGCACTGGTATCTCAGGAACTCGTCTCTGTTAGTCCTATACATGTTATATAGGTCAAGCCTTCTATCCTTGTGCCGGACAAGCTTAGTGCGTGCCGTGCGATCTAAGCCACGGTTGTAGAGCAGCTCCTGGATTGTTATCATTTCATCTTCTCTATTATGGATAGCAGCCTTCCTATCTGTTCCTGGGCTTTTTCAGTCACCCGGCGCTGTGCGGCAATCTCTTCAATGGCTTTCCCTAAATCGGAATTAACGTGGTTGCCATTCCCTGCCACAGAAGTATTCCCGCCACCCTTTACAGCTGATATGTTTCCGGGAGCTTTGTCGCCGTCATCGAAAAAAGTAGTGATAGGAACATCGAAGAAATACGCAATCTTTTCGAGCAGCGAAACCTCACAGGAATTACGAGCATACATCTTACGCATGCCTGCATCTGAAATGTCAAGGTGAGCATATAGCTCTTTTTGAGTGACATTACGCTCCCTACAGAGTTGTTTTATTTTTGCCTCAAACCCTACCATAGTATAACTATTTTCTTAAAAATTATTAATTTCCCAACTAAAGTTTTGTTAAACCAAACTTTTGTTTTAATTTTGCAGCAGTTTTCAAACCGAGTTTAAAAACTCGCCTACAAAAATACGATTAAAAACGGAATAAACCAAATAGTTAAACTTAAAAGATGTAAACAAATGGAAGTAGATTTGAGAACACCATCCGAGAAGGCAAGGGACGAGAAGCACGAGCGCATCGTGAATATGTTCCTCAACCTCTCCAACGAGCAGCCTGACGCTGCCCCTCACAGAATCTTTCTCGCCATCGCCAACAAGTTCGAAATGACGAGCATGGGCGTGAAGCGAATTGTCGAACGTGCTGGCCTGTACCAGCCTAAAAAACTTTGATTATGAGAACACCCGCAACAACAATCAGGAAGTGGTGGAACGCCAAGAGCGAGACATTCAGCCGCCTCGGAGACGGTGACACCTACACTCACGGGCAGGTCGTGATGATGCACCTTCTGTACCTTATCTTCGTTTTCGTGACGATCATCCTCTCATTCATGGAAGGAGGTGCGTCATGACAGCCACACAGCCCAATGTGTCACCTACCGGGCGCTACGACACCAAGACCACCTGCGCCAAGCTCGGGATCGGGCGCAGTACCCTCATGCGCTACCGCAAGGCGGGGCTAATCCGCGTACAGTACCACAAGGCAAACATGCGCCCGTTCTTCAAGGGCAGCGAAATCACCCGGCTATGGCTGATGATCGTATGACCGAGAAGGACAGGAGGCTCATAGCCGAAGCGTGGAAAGTGCGTTCGTCGGACTGGATCGAGATATTCGACAACCTTGTCCCGCAGGCAGACACCGAGGAGGCAAGGAAGAGGCTGGAAGGCATCGGGTGCAGCAAGTACCATACCGACGAGTTAAATTCAGGAATCATATAACTAACCGGGCTCCAAGCCCACAAAATTCAACGATTATGGAGAATGAAGTAATTCAAGTACAGCAGGCCGACATGCTGCAGGCATTGAACCGTGCAGAGATCGACCAGCAGGTGGCAACTGCCAAGCAGTACCCGCGTCACCTGCCGACAGTGTTAAACCAGATTCAGACCTACGCCACGATGGACGTCGATACGGCTTCGGAGTGCTTCTACGTACTCCACCGCAACGGCGCAGGCGGCTCGACGCAGACCATTGAGGGGCTGTCCGTCCGTATGGCAGAGATCATCGCCGGGGCGTGGGGCAACCTCCGCGTGGCCACCCGAATCATCGGCAACGACGGCAGGACTATCACGGCGCAGGCCGTATGCCACGACCTGGAGACCAATGTGGCCATCAGCACCGAGGTAAAGCGCAGCATCCTCACGAGCAAGGGCTACACCTACTCACAGGACATGCAGGTGGTGACCGGTAACGCCGCAGCCGCCATCGCATTCCGCAACGCCGTGCTGAAGGTCATCCCGAAGGCTGTGACCAAGCGCGTCATCGAGGAGGTCAAGAAGGTGGCTATGGGTCAGGCTCTCGACCTCGAGCAGCAGCGCCAGGTGCTCATCCAGTACTTCGCCAAGTTCAACGTAACAGAGCAGATGATCTTCGACCTGCTGCAGATTACCAAGCGCGAGGAGCTGGACAAGGAGCGCGTGTTCCTCCTCAAAGGTATCTACAACGCAATCAAAGAGGGAGACACCACCGTGCAGGAAGCATTCCTGAAGCCGGTAGAGGAGCGCAAGCTCGCGGAGGAGGCAAAGAAGAAGGCCGCTGAGACCAAGAGCAAGGCCGCTGCAGCCATGAGGAAGCAGGCAGAGAAGGATCCCGGTAACGTTGACACAGAGACCGGGGAAATCAAGAAATAGAATGTTTAACCCACAACAACAAATGTCATTATGGAACAGACAAAAGAAAATGCAAGAAAATGGATTGAGGCTGGCAAGCCTTGTAGGTATCGTTACGGTTTTGCCTATCGCGGGGCTCCGAGCAAACCGATCACCAAGGAGGAAGCCCTTGAGTTGCTCCCCAAGTACAGTTTCGGGAAGGGCTTTTATGAGCTGAGCTTCTGCCGTGACAGGGTAGTTGACCACCAGGCAAGCAGCCCGAATTGTATGGTTACCCACCCAGAGGGCGACATCGTGTTAATGTTCAATGAATACAGTGCTAACGATATGTGGTAAGACTATGAGCAATATTATTATCAGACCAAAGGACAGGCAGGAGTGGCTTAGAGACCGCCAGTTCGGTATCGGCTCCAGCGAAGTAGCAACCATTCTCGGGCTCAACCCGTGGGAGACACCCCTCCAGCTGTGGAGGCGCAAGAAGGGCATCGACCCTCCGAAGGCAGAGAACTTCGCCATGAAGGCGGGGCACTACCTCGAGGATGCCGTGAGCCGCTTCTATGCGGACGAGACGGGCAAGGACATCATCAAGGCATCGGCGGGTGACTGGCTGATCGTGAACAAGGACAAGCAGTTCCTGCGCGTCAGCCCAGACCGCACATACTGGATACCCGGCAGGCCTAAGAGCGAACGGAACAAGGGCATCCTCGAGTGCAAGACAACTCAGATGGAGATTGACCGCGACAACCTTCCGCAGCACTGGTTCTGCCAGCTGCAGTACCAGCTCGGAGTATCGGAACTGGAGCAGGGGGCACTGGCATGGCTCACTATGGGTCGTGACTTCGGCTACCGCGACTTCACCTTTGACGAGGAGTTCTACAAGTGGATGGTCGAGGAGGTCGAGAGGTTCTGGACTGACAACATCATCGGAGGCGTTGAGCCAGACCCGGTGAACGTCGAGGACGTCCTGCTGCGCAACCCTCGCCACCAGCCAGGCAAGATGGTCGAGGCCGACGAGGACATCATGGAAGCCTGCCGCCAGCTGAAACAGATCAAGGAGGAGATGAAGGACTTCAGCTCACAGGCCAAGGAGCTGGAGGAGAGGATCAAGATGTTCTTCGGCGACGCGGAGGCAATCACGGCTCCCGGCGGCACGCCTGCCAAGCCCGTAATCCTCGCCACCTGGAAGACATCGAAGGACAGCCAGAAGTTCAACGAGAAGGAGTTCGCGGAAGACGAGCCTGAGATGTACAAGGGCTATCTGAAGACAGTACCGGGAACACGCCGATTCCTCCTTAAATAGCCACGGCAATGTATATGATAAGCAACCATCAGCACGCGGAGGTGATAGAGCTCCTTTCGGACTACCTCACAAAGAGTACCGACAAGGACAGCCTGCGGCAGCAGAACCACTTCCGACGTGCGAGGCTGCTTCTCAAAGCAATGAAGAAGCGTAAGCCAATTTAGATTTATTCACTCAAAAAAACAATTAGAACAATGGAAGCACAATTATTTCAAGACCTACCGCTCGCCGAGCGCAAGGAGCAGTTGGACGCCAATTCCGATGCGGTAGAGCATCTCGGTTACAGCAGACAGATCAGTTCCGAGGAGGTTGACCGCCTGAAGGAGTCTCTGACCAGTACGCAGATAAAGATTGACGAAGAGCAGGACAACCTGAAGAACTACGTGATGGCGGTGAAGGCCGAGATCAAGGAACTCAAGACCAGGCGGCGCGAGATTACCGACAGCCTGAAGTCGAGAACGGAGTACGTTGAGGAGGACTGCTACAAGATGGTCGATATGGAGCGCAAGGAGGTCGGCTACTACAATCTTGAAGGCTGTCTCGTTTACAGGCGTCCGGCACGGAAGGATGAGCTCCAGAAGACAATCTTCACGGACATCCGAAACACCGGCACGGAGTAATAAACCTTTTCCCCACAACAACATTGTATGTACACACTGAGACCATACCAGCAGCAGGCGGTTGACGCAGCCGTGAGGTACTTCCGGAGCGGCGGAAGGCGCAACGGGCTTATTGTCCTGCCCACGGGCAGCGGCAAGTCACTCGTCATTGCCAACATCATCAACCGCCTTGACTGCCCGGTGCTTGTATTCCAGCCATCCAAGGAGATACTCATTCAGAACTTCGAGAAGCTCTGCAGCTACGGCGCGGTTGACTGCTCGGTGTTCTCTGCTTCGTGCAACTCAAAGCAGATAAGCCGCATAACCTTCGCCACAATCGGCAGCGTGAACAACTGCAGGGAGTTCTTCTACCGCTTCCGCTACGTAATTATCGACGAGTGCCATCAGGTCAATGCGGAGGAGGGAATGTACCATGACTTCATCAAGGCCACCGGGTGCAGGGTGATAGGGCTTACGGCTACTCCGTACCGGCTCTACTCGAGCCGTTTCTACGGTGCGATGCTGCGGTTCATCACCCGCACCAGTCCCCGTATCTTCGACGACCTTATATGCTGCGTACAGGTTAGGACGCTCGCAGAGCAGGGATACCTCGCCAGGCTGAACTACTACCAGCTGAACGTCGTTGATCCCGCGAGGCTGAAGGTAAACAGCACGGGAGCCGACTATACGGATGCTTCGGTGAGGGCGCTCTACCGTGAAATCAAGTTCAACGACACACTGGAGAACATAATCAAGAGGCTTCTCATTGCCGGGCGCGACAGCATACTCGTATTCACGAAGTTCGTGGAGGAGGCAGAGAACCTTGTACGGACACTCGGTGGCGAGGCAGCCGTGGTAAGCTCGCAGATGGATATGAAGGACAGAGACCGTATCCTTCATGACTTCAAGGCAAAGCGTATCAAGGTCGTGGCCAACGTCGGCGTACTTACTACCGGCTTTGACTTCCCCGAGCTTGCAACCATTGTCCTCGCCCGTCCGACCCGGTCACTCGCCCTGTACTACCAGATGGTAGGCCGCGCCATCCGTCCCCACCCGTCGAAGAAGGAGGGGTGGATCGTTGACCTGTGCGGGAACTACCGCCGTTTCGGTCGTGTCGATGAGCTGGATATCAGGGAGATCAAACCGAGGCTGTATGCTGTGTTCAGCGGTCAGAAACAACTCACTAACGTGTTTTTCAAATGAAGAAATCAATCATCATATACGCCGACTGCATAGCCATCCTGGAGGAGCTCACCTATGAGCAGGCCGGGAGGCTTTTCAAGGCGATACTGGCCTACGTCAACGATGAGCCTGTTACCGAGACGGAGGGCGACCCCGCCATAATGATGGCGTTCAAGGTGCTCAAGACCCAGATAGACCGGGACGCAGAGAAATACGACGAAATCTGCAAGAAGCGCAGCGAAGTAGGGAAGCGTCACAAGGGAAATCAGTACACAAGGCTTGATGAGTTGAAGAAAAAGGTGGAACAAATGGAACAAAAGCTCCAAACTGGAACAACTGGAACTGATAGTGAGAATGATAGTGAGAATGATAGTGAGGTTACTAACGTAACCAATAATAATTTACCTTTATCGCTACGCTCTAAAGGTTCGTTGCACAGCAAAGCTGATGCAACTCAGCCTAAGAGCTTCCGTGAAAAGGTGCTACGCTATTTCAACGATAAGATGGCAGGTAAGAGCATCAAGCCCATTAAGGCCATCACCGACGGCACGAAGCGGTCTGAATACCTGAAAGCGAGAGTCCGGGAGCACGGACGCGACGCAATCTTTCAGATGATAGACAAGGCTGCTGGCTCGCAGTTCCTCAACGGCTACAACCAGAAGGGCTTCACAGCCACCTTCGACTGGCTCGTACTACCCAATAACTTCATCAAGGTACTGGAAGGCAACTATGACAATGAGAACAATGGAACAAATAGGAAAGATAGTGGAACGGAACAGAGGGCAGCTGATGCAGCAAGCATCGTCGCAAGGCTCCTCTCAGAGAACGAAACTCCTGTTAAGTAGGTTCGGCAACGTCGATTCCTTCCTGCAGAAGTTCAACCCGGACTACCAGAAGTCAATATGCCCGTCATCGGAAGAATGCTTCTTCGGTGACTACCCGACGCTGGCAGAGGTAGGGTCGGCTTACGGTGACAAGGTACCTGCCGCGTGGATGATACCGCAGCTCTACAACCTTTCGGAGTACTGCGGATGTCGTGAGAAGTTGCAGGGCAAGCCCCTCGAGGAGTGCGCCTTCGTCATAGCGACGGAGTACTACTACCTGAAGGTGTCGGAGCTCATGCTCTTCTTCCACCGCTTCAAGACGGGCAGGTACGGTCGTTTCTACGGCTCGGTTGACCCGCTGGTGATTACGACCTCCCTCCGTGAGTTCGTCAAGGAGCGCGGCGCGGCCATTGACCGGCACGACCAGGAGGTGCGCGAGAAGGAGGAGGCAGAGCACCGCAAGCGTGCCATCAGCTACGAGGAGTATCTGCGCAGGAAGGAGGCCGGGCTATGAACGCAAGGGAGTTCTTCAACCTCGTTTCAGAGATGAGGTCAGCGCAGAAGGAGTATTTCGCCCTGCGCAAGGAAGGTGCAGACCAGACAACAATGAAAGAGGCACTAAGGTATTCTCTTGACATCGAAAGACAAGTCGACAACGAGATAAACCGCGTGCAGGAGATTCTAAAGAGACAGAGTATTAACAAGTAAAAACGATCAGTCATGAACATAAAGAACCTTGAAAGGGCATCAGAGATATGCGAAGAACTCCGCATGCTGGAGGAGGCACGGAAGATACTGTCGGAAGAGGTGTCCTTCGTTGTAGTCAGGAGGAAAAGCGACGGAGGATCTGTCGTTCTCCCTGACAGCATCAAGTACACCTTGCTCATGCAGCTTAACGTCGAGATCAACAAACTGAAGGAGGAGGTATCGAGGCTATGATAGGAAGTGAGTTTATAGAGCTGCATGATCTGAAAACAAATGCACGCATCAATATACGCGAGAGAGATATAAGCTGCGTTGAGGAGAGCATCCTCTGCGTGATGTCAGAAATCGGTGAGGTGCTTGATTCCAGACTGCGCGGCTGCAATGTGTACCATACAGGCTATGTCTCCAACGTGAGGGAATGCTACGATGAGATCATAAGGATGATCAAGGAGGCTGAGATGTAGTAATAAGCAACGAGGAGCGCGTTTCCAGGCTGCGCCTAATAACTACCTAACCGCACCCCCGACATTGCGTCCTCGACAATATTCAACAAAAATAACAAACCACAACAACAAGATTATGAAAGCAAGCGATTCATTCAAGAGGACTATCCAGGACTACCTGACAGTCCGTGCGAACACAGACGAGCAGTTCGCAAAGTCATTCGCCAAGCCAGGAAAGAGCATTGACGAGTGCTGCAACTTCATCCTCAACACCGTAAGGGCAACCGGGTGCAACGGCTTCGAGGATGACGAGATCTACGGCATGGCCGTACACTACTACGACGAGGACGAGCTCGACCCGAAGTACATGAAGCCGGTAGGCGGCACGGTGGTCGTTAACCACAGGGTGGAGCTCTCCGAGAAGGAAAAGGCCGAGCTGGAGAAGAAGGCGAAGGATGACTACTACCGTGAGATGATGGAGAAGCAGAGGAAGCTGAACCAGCAGCAGCCGAAGAAGAAGGTGACACAAGTGGAACAGCCAAGTTTATTCTGACCATGAAATCGAGGACATCATACGAGAGGGAGGTGGTACGGCTCAGCCGTTCCCTCCCCGAACTGAGCGGAAAGTGGAAATGCAGGTCGCAGCGTGATTTGATAGACTATGCCAATGCCATCACGTTCAGAGGACGGAAGACGAATGTCGAGCATTTCATCGTAGTACAGAGGAAAGGCGGCTGGCAGGTTCTGAGGCACTGGTATATGTATGCGGTGTTCAAGTACAGGCGCCTCGACAGGGTGGAGTACCTGGAGTGCATGCAGGAATGGATGAAGGACGGACACTACGTGTTCATGGCATTGAACCGTCAGCAGGGATATTGCGATGATGCGTGGTGTGCAGGACAGGGCATGAGCATCAAGAAGGATTACGGGCATTGTGCCACGCTGGATGATCCGCGGCATCTTGGATACGCTGCGACATATTACCAGAGCATGACGGATACGTTCCGATACCTCCCCACGGATGATGAGGCAGGTGTGCGTGTCGATTGGATGATGCGTGCGGTGAACAAATCCCCGTATTGGGAGACGGTCATTAAGCGTGATGCAAGGCTGTTTGCTTGGTTGTGGAAGAAGGGGATGGCAGACCACAGGGAGAAGGCTGCTGCGGTCAAGGTAGCACTGCGCTACGGACAGGATGTGAAGGACGATGACTGGGTTGACTTGGTGGATATGCTCCACTACCTCGGAAAGGACTTGCATAACCCGAAGTATGTCGCCCCGGCTGACTTCGAAAGGATGCACAATGAGATCAGTGAACTTGCTGCTGCCAAGCGCAGGAAAGAGCGCGAGAAGGCAGAGGAGCTTGCAAGGATCAGACGTGAGCGTTATGACCTCCGCATGGAGGAGAGACGGGCGCAGATGGCAAAGGAGAAGGCAGAGCGCGAGAAGGCCGCTGTACTGTACTACCCGGCCAGGCGCAAGAAGTTCTTCGGCATGATTATCGCTGGGCATGGCATCGAGATCAAGGTGCTTCAGTCCGTCAAGGAGTTCATGGAGGAGGGGCTGGCTATGCACCACTGCGTATTCGCAAACGGTTACTATGACGTACAGAAGAAGCCGAACTGCCTTATCCTGTCAGCGAAGAAGGATGGCGAGAGAGTGGAGACGGTGGAGGTGGATATGTCCGACTACCATGTAGTGCAGTCCCGTGGCAAGCATAACCAGCATACGCCATACCATGACACCATCATGAAGCTGATGAACGATAACATGGGAATGATTAAGGATATTAACAACAAGAAAAGGAGGGTTATATGAACAGAGGAATCTTACAGGGGCTTGACCTGCCGCCGGTGGTGGCCAACCGCACCCTACCCCTCGACCAGCAGATAAAAGTAAGGGAACAGGCCGACATAGAAAAGGCCGTACACTCTACGCTGAACGGCTCCATAGGAAATGGTACTGCGTCTGCTCTGATAGAATCCACACACCAGGCCGTCAATCTCCGCGACCACTTCTCGGCCATGTACTGGGCGGTGATCGCTCCGATCAACAACGTGGCCGTGATGGAGGTGAAGGCAGCCTACGACCTCCTTAAGAAGGAGCCGAAGCTGTTCAGGCAGAATGTTAAGAAGCAGGCCAAGGTGGCCATGCAGCGCATCGACATGTACGACGATGCCGTCATCCGCAACATGAGGCACAACCTCAACGGTGACCGCTCGCAGTACTGGATGGACTATTCAGACGAGCACTACGAACGCCTTCGCCGCGACCTCGAGATATTCCGGCTCTCCGTCCTGCAGGTGCTCACCCGCTTCGAGGAGCCATACCGCGACGTCAAGTGCCGGCTGGTGACATCACATGCCCTGCTGAACTATGCCGTGGGGATGTATGACACCTACTGGAGCAAGGTCAGGGAGGGCTGGAAAGTCGAAATGGAACACCTGTACCACGACGCCCGCCTGTCCTACGTCCTGTCACCCTGGATCTCCGTTGTTGATGCACTGTGCATATCGAAGAAGCCGATCGACATCGACAACGACCCCAATGTCAAGCTGGCCTTCAGGGTTATCGAGACGAAGCTCATCAACATCGACCGCCTCGGCGAGATCGGGGAAACCGCACTGGATCTCAACCCGGATGTGGAGAACGAGGTCTATCACAATCCGATCAATACGGACGGCATGTTCCGCAGGAGCTTTACTGAATGTTTCATTCCAAAATAACGAATTGTTTTTATTGAGGGGGACTTTTGATTATGTTTCTTATTCATTGTGAGTTCCAAACCCCTCTTTTTAAGCCTCACAGCGGTGGGGCAAACGGGGAGGTAGCTCAGTAGGAAGAGCGATGGCGAGATAAGGCGTGGGTAGTGTACATATTCCAAGAAGACCTTATAGTAAGTCCAAGGGTCGGTGGTTCGAGTCCACCCCTCCCCACCAAGCCCGTGAGGGTAAGGTGTTTTACATAAGGATTTTTAATTCAGCCTCTCAGCGGAGGGGCGCATGGGAGTACACCGTCGGGGTAATAGGTCGCAGGAGCGGTATCGCCTGACCTGTTCTTGGGGTTCGAATCCCCTACTCCCACAAATATGTTGAATCAAATAATAAATGACTATGGAACTGATAGACAAAGCCGCAGTAAAAGCGGAGATAGGAAAGTTGCAACTCTGCACAATGGATGAACACATGAATTTCTATTCTCCAGAAGCACAAGGAGAATATAATGCTTTATGCAAGTTAGATTCTTTCATCAACAGCCTTGAAGTAAAAGAGGTGGACTTGGAGAAAGAGATACAAGACCACATCAAAGAATGTTTGGATGTTAAATTTCCTACAACTGATGTTGAATTAATCAAGAAAGATGTTGCATATACAGCAAAGATATTCTTTGAACTTGGACTTAAAGCACAGAAAGGAGAATAAGTTATGAAAACAAGAAAAAACTAAAGGAGTATTAGGTATGAAGTGCATTAAGTGTGATACAGACATTACCCTCAATATCGCCACGGCGGTGGATGAGGAAGGAGAGGTGTTCAGGTGCCCGTGCTGCGGATTTGTGTTCAGATATACGGAAAAATAAAAAACATGACTATGGATATTCGAATCATTATCAAAGGCTTCTCATTAAAGCTCTTCGTGCTTCTAAAGGAATCGGGAGTGGATCTGATGACGATTCCCGAAGAGGAGCTTGGCAGGATCGTAGGAACCTTCGCATACGAGTGTTACAAATTGGGACTAACAGAACAGAATAATAAACGTAAAGAAGAATGAAGAAGTTGTTTACGTCGGAGGCAGTGTCCGAGGGACACCCCGACAAGGTTGCTGACCAGATCAGCGACGCTATCTTAGACAGTTTCCTGGCGCAGGACAAGGAATCCCGCGTCGCAGTAGAGACAATGGTAACCACCGGGCAGGTTATAGTGGCCGGCGAAGTGACGAGCGAGGCCTACGTTGACGTACAGAGGGTAGTCCGCGACACCATCAGGCGCATCGGCTACACAAGGCCGGAGCTTGGATTCGATGCCGAAGGCTGCGGAGTGCTCACGGCCATCCACGAGCAGTCGCCCGACATCAGCCGTGGGGTTGACAGGACGGAGGACAAGGCACAGGGCGCGGGCGACCAGGGCATCATGTTCGGATACGCCTGCAATGAGACGGACACCTTCATGCCCGCAACGCACTACCTTGCCAATCTCATCCTAATGACGCTGGCAGACATACGTAGGGACACGGGATACTGGATGCCGTACCTTCGCCCGGACTCCAAGAGCCAGGTAACGATGGAGCTCGACGAGGCAGGGAACCCAAAGCGCATAGACACCATCGTACTCTCAACGCAGCATGACGAGTTCGCCTCGGACAAGGCCATGCAGGAGAAGATAGAATACGATGTAAGGAACATACTTATCCCGCTCGTCAAGTCACGTATCCGTGAGGAGAAGGTGCTTCGGCTGTTCAACGACAGAATCAAGTACTACGTGAACCCGACCGGGAAGTTCGTCATCGGTGGTCCTGCTGGTGACACGGGACTTACCGGGCGCAAGATCATCTGCGACACATACGGCGGCTACGGGGCTCACGGAGGCGGAGCGTTCTCAGGAAAAGACCCGTCGAAGGTTGACCGCTCCGCTGCCTACATGGCACGCTACATTGCGAAGAACCTTGTGGCCAACGGCTTCGCTGACAGGATGCTCATACAGCTTGCCTACGCCATCGGTGTGGCCGAGCCCGTCAGCATCAACGTGAACACATACGGTACGGCGCACAACATGTCGGACGAACGTATCGAGGAGTTCATAAAAAGACACTTTATCCTCACCCCGGAAGGGATAGAAAGCCACTTGCACCTTAAGCTGCCTATCTATGAGCGGACAGCCGCATACGGCCACTTCGGACGGAACCCGTTCGTGCTGGAGAGAAGCGACAAATTCGAGGAACTGCTGTTCTTCCCGTGGGAGTGTGTCGTTCCTGAAGACAAACTATTCTTCTGATGGGAAAGAAAAATGCGATCGTAAACGAACTGCACAGGTGCGGCGACTGCGCCAACGTTACGGAGGTATGGGAGCCGCACCGGCTGCTCTCTCTCGAGGGCAAGCCGACGCTCGGAACATGCCCGTACTGGACTGAGAGCCGCTGCACCCTTCTGAGCTGGAGAAGCGACTGCAAACACTATAGACCAAGGACATGAACAGACAACAGAAAATGGGGAAGGGGGACTATAGAGGGATAGGGGCACCCAAAATACACCTTGACACCGTGATCGGGATAGACCCCGACGTCGATAAGAACGGGGTAGCCCTCCTCGACTGCAACACCAAGACGCTCTCCATAACTACACTAACCTTTCCAGACCTGATCGACTACCTCCTGTACCAGAAGCGCACGTCGGAGGTCGAGGGGAAGAACATCATCGTAACAATAGAGGCCGGGTGGATGAATCAGGGCAACTGGCACCTCAAATACCGGGACAACCGCAACGTGGCGGTGGCTAAAGGGGTGCACCAGGGCAGGAATGAGCAGGTAAGCCGTATAATAGGGCAGATGTGCGACCACTACGGAATCCGCTACGAGTTCATCAAGCCGCTGAGAAAGACGTGGAGGGGCAAGGATGGGAAGATCACCCATGACGAACTGTCCTACTTCACCGGCATAAAGGGGCACACGAACCAGGAAGGAAGGGATGCGGCACTCATAGCTTGGATATACGCGGGCTTTGCCGTGAGGGTTGCACCCGTCGGAAGAAAGTAAACTAAATAGTTTATTAATTGTTGTTAAAAAGGGGCGTTTTTGACGCTCAAACGCTTATAATACAAACGTTTTTCGCTATTTTTGCGCTAAAATACGTGTAAAATTAGCAAAGACGTTTGTTTTTATGAAGACAGAACAGGTAAAAATCACCCAGATTAAGACCAATTCGGCCAATCCCCGAAGCATTACCGGCGACAAGTTCAACCGTTTAGTTGATTCAATCCTCGTTTTTCCGAAGATGCTGGAGCTGCGTCCTATCGTGGTGGACGGCACAATGGTAGCCCTCGGAGGCAACCAGCGCAAGCAGGCTCTGCTGGCTATCTCTAAGATGACCCCGGAGCAGGTGGCGCAGCGGCTTACCTCGCTCGACGACTACCGCAAGAAGTCGGAAGGTGAGCGTCAGCAGCTCATAGAGTGGTGGGGCAAGTGGCTCTCCAAGCCATACGCCTACGTCGTCAACGCCTCCAACCTCACTGAGGAGGAGCGCAAGCAGTTCATCATCAAGGACAACGTGTCCTTCGGTACGTGGGACTATGACATCCTTGCCAACAACTGGGACAACAAGAAGCTCGGTGACTGGGGCATGGACGTATGGAACACAAACCCGATGGCCTTCCAGCCGATGGGAGCCACCAACGCACAGCCGGGGCACCAGGACAACCCGCCATCACCTTCCGAGGATGACGGGGCGGGGATGCCTATACAGGGCATGGACAACCTCCCGCCGGAGCTGCAGGGGCAAGACCTTAACCCGGACGACCTTCCGAAGATCGAGGGCGACGACCGCACGGCAACGGAGCGCATCATCATCTGCTACCGTCCGGAGCAGTTAGGTGATCTGCTTAACCTCTTGAAGGTCGATAAGCTCGATAAGGTTGTTTATAGAATCGAGGAACTGATATGAAACTGTACTCTCACTTCGACAAGGATCGACTTCTTGAGATTGCCAAGGCTGCTGACAACAAGCAGATAGTGAAGGACGTGAATTATGCGAGCTTTCTGCAGTTTCACGGGACTAAGCTCTATTGCGAATGGATAGACGATGGAGCATTCATCATTGGCCAGAGCCAAAAGAAGGCATTCCGTATCATCGGACTATGTACCAGGATGGAGTGCAGGGGGAAAGGCCTTGCTAAGTTCCTTCTGAAACGAGCCGAGAACTTTGCAGCCGGAGCCGGGAAGAACCTTATTCGGACAGTAAGCAAGTCTGGAGCCGACTTCTACGTTAGGCATGGATACGACATCAAAGGAGAGACTCACGGAGATTATATCTTAGAGAAAGAAATATGAGCTACTACCAATCACCGCGCTGGAGCAACGAGATAGCTGACTGCTCCATGCCTATGACCTTCGACACATACAGCAACTGCTCGTTCGGGTGCCTGTACTGCTTCTCGCAGTTCCAGCGAGCCATCGGAGGTGCGAAGGAAAACTACCTCGCAAAAGAAGTGAAGAACGTGAACCCGGAACGCATCAAGAAGATGTTCTCCGAGCCTGACAAGTACGCAGGACAGTTTGCCCCATACATCAAACAGCGCAAGGTCATGCAATGGGGAGGGCTGTCGGATCAGTTCGACGGCTTCGAGCGCAAGTACGGTGTGACACTCGACCTGCTTCGCTTCTTCAAGGAAATAGACTACCCGCTCTGCTTCTCTACGAAGGCAACGTGGTTTACGGAAGACGACCGCTACATGTCGCTGATTGAGGGGCAGAAGAACTGGAATTTCAAGTTCTCAATCATCACGCTCGAGGAAGAGAAAGCCCGTATCATTGAGAAGGGTGTTCCATCACCTCAGAAACGCCTCGAGGCCATAGAGCGCATTGCCAACGCCGGTGCTGGTGGCGCAACACTCCGCCTGCGTCCCTTCATCATCGGAATAACGACACCGAGCTACCTTGACCTGATTCGCGAAGCTGGGAATCGGGGAGCAACCGCAATGAGCACGGAGTTCATGTGCGTGGAGCAGCGCAGTAATACCCTAAAGGAGCGTATGCCCATCTTCAACGAGCTTTGCGGCTTCGACTTCATGGCGTTCTACCGCAAGTACAGCGTGAGCAGCGGCTACCTCCGGCTGAACAGGAAAATCAAGGAGCCGTTCATGAAGAAGATGAAAGCCCTCTGCGATGAGATTGGCATGCGGTTCTACGTCAGCGACGCCCACTTCAAGGAGCTGTGCTGCAACGGCTCGTGCTGCGGACTACCGGCTGACTGGAACTATTCAAAGGGGCAGTTCTGCGAGGCTCTGCAGATAGCCAAGAACGCTCCAGACGGCTGCGTGCGCTATTCGGACATCAGAAAAGACATCGACAGCCTGCACAGCTACGATTGGGGAAGGGCTTCCGGCTACAACGCAAACAGTTCTGAACGCAGGGCGAAGTTCATGGAAATGTCTATGGCCGACTACCTTCGCTGGCTTTGGAACAACCCGCAGGCCGGGCAGAGTCCTTACACGCTGTTCGAGGGTGCGCTTGTACCATCGGGGAAGGACGAGGAAGGGAATCTGATATACAAGTATAACGGAGCGACATTCTGACAATGGGAAAAGGAAACAGAGATAATGCGGCCAAGATTCGGCTGCGCAAGTTCCATACAGCCAAGCTGCTCCGCATGGATATACTCAGCGGACTCTACAAGCGGGGATACTCATACCGGGAAATGCGCTCGGAGGTGATGGCACGCCTGAACCTGCAGAGCTACTCCCTCGAGACACTGAAGAAGGACATCGACAGTCTGCTGGAGGAGTGGCGCGAGACACGTATCGAGGACTTAGACCTTGCCCTGCAGCTTGAACTTGAGCGTATTGACGCGCTCGTAAAGGAGGCGTGGGAGGCATGGGAGCACTCAAAGGAGAGCTACAAGAAGGTCAAGGGCACCCAGGAGGGCGTACCAGGCACTCCCGACGGCGATGGCGAAGGGCAGTCCGGCGAGATCATCACCACCAAGATGAAGCAGACATCCGAGGACGTGGTGAGCTACGGAGACCCGCGATACCTTGAAGTGATTAACCGACTGCTCATGGAGCGCCGCAAGCTTCTCGGACTCTACAGCCCCGAGAAGATGGACGTAAGCGGCGACATGAGCTTCTACGCTATGCTTATGCAGACAGGTAAGGAATGACAAGGAAGGAACAGGCACTGAGGAACGCTGACCGTCTTTTCGGTCGCTGGCGCGAGGACTGGAACGTCTTTGCCTCCGAGGTGCTTGGCGTAACCCTCGACGAGGAGCAGCAGGCCATCGTTACCGCCGTGCAGCACAACAAGCTCGTGAGCGTAAGAAGCGGCACGGCACGCGGCAAGGACTTCGTGGCCGCAGTGATCGCCCTGTGCTTCCTCTACCTTACCCCACGGTGGAACGAGAAAGGGGAGCTTTCCGGCAATACCAAGGTGGCTCTCACGGCACCTACCGACCGACAGGTGAAGAACATCATGATGCCTGAGGTGAGCAGGCTTTTCAACCGTGCCAAGCGCAGGGGGTTCGCCCTTCCAGGCAGGCTCACAACATACGACATACGTACGGACTCCGAGGAATGGTTCCTAACAGGCTTCAAGGCCGACGAGCACAACCATGAGGCGTGGTCGGGATTCCATGCCGTGAACACAATGTTCATCGTCACGGAGGCTACGGGTATCACCGAGGACACCTTCGCCGCCATCGAGGGTAACCTGCAGGGCAACTCACGCCTGCTCATCGTGTTCAACCCGAACATAACAACCGGGTATGCCGCCAAGTCGCAGAAGCAGACGCGCTGGAAGAAGTTCTGCCTGAACGATCTCACCGCACCGAATGTACGTGAGCGGCGCATAGTCATTCCCGGACAGGTGGACTACGACTGGGTGAAGGACAAGGTGGAGAACTGGTGCGAGCCGATCACCCGTGACGAGGTGAGCGTGACGGAGGATGACTTCGAGTGGGAAGGCCAGTGGTACCGACCGAGCGACCTGTTCCGCAAGAAGGTTCTCGGTCAGTTCCCCAAGGTTGACGAGGACGTGCTGATACCTCCATCATGGATAGAGGCAGCGCAGCAGCGGTGGAGGAACCACTACCTTGACAACCATAACGACGGTATCATGGGACTCGACGTGGCCGGTATGGGGCGTGACAGCTCATGCGAGGTGTTCCGCTACGGTGACTATGTAGAACGCATCAAAAAAACCAACTCAGGCGGCAAAGCCGACCACATGAAGGTGGCAGGCAAGGCGAACGACTACCTCGGCAAGCACACGGGCTGCTGCGTAAGCATAGACACAATCGGCGAGGGTGCGGGTGTATTCTCCCGCCTGCAGGAGATAAGCGTCGAGAACAACGGGCGGCCACGCTATGACAGTATAATCAGCTGCAAGTACAGCGAGGCTGCAAGGACGGGCTCCCGCGAGCTTACCGACGTGACAGGTGAGTACAAGTTCGCCAATATGCGCGCCTACTGCTTCTGGGCAGTCCGCGACTGGCTGAATCCTGAGTTCAACAGCAACGCCATGCTGCCTCCTGGCGGATCGCTGCTGGAGGAGGCCACCGAGATAAAGTGGAGCTTCCTCAGTAACGGCAAGATAATCATAGAGCCGAAAGAGGACATCAAGGAACGCCTCGGCTATTCTCCCGACGAGTTCGACGCGCTGGCAAACACATTCCACCCGTCGGCAGTCCGCTACGCCTCGGAATACTACGAGGACGAGTTCGCCGACGATGACGAGGACTTATTGTATTAACATAAAAACAAGACGACTATGCCAAAGACATTGAAGGAAATCTTCGAGGCCGGAAGGGATGCCACACAGGTAGTGGCCGACCTCAAGAAGAAGACGATCGCGGTCATTCCCTGGAGTACGCTCGAGAGGGAATACGACCCGAAGAAGCATCCCGTGATGACGGACGTTGCCTACAACAGCAAGTCCGACAAGAAGGGCAGGGATCGCAAGGTTACCCGCGTCATCCTGCCGTGGCAGAAGCTTGCCGTGCGGCGCATGGGCTCGCTGGCCTTCGGCATTCCCGTGAAGCGCATCTACAAACCGAAGGACGACACGCAGAAGACAGCTTCCGCAATTATCGAGAGCATCTACAAGCGCAACCACATCAACAGCGTGAACCTCGAGCGCTCCAGGTTCCTCTATGCTGCGTGCGAGGTGGTGACCATATGGTACACCCAGGAGGTGGAAGGCGGAGCCATGTATGCAGGCGTTGATACCAAGTACAAGCTGCGCTGCAAGAACTACAGCCCCATGAAGGGTGATTCCCTCTACCCGCTTTTCGACGAGTACGACGACATGGTGGCGCTCAGCGTAGAGTACACCCGTAGCGAGGACGGTACGAAGGTGACATACTTCGAGACCTACACCGCCGACGCGCACTACCGCTGGCGCATGGACGGGGCGAAGGCCACCGAGGACATGGCTCCGGAGCCTATCAGGATCGGCAAGATCAACGGTATCTACGGACACAGGGAGATGCCCATCTGGGAGGAGCAGAGCGAGAACGTATTCGAGGCTGAGTGGACTTACAGCTACAACGGCAATTACGTGCGCAAGAACTCACGCCCGAACTGGGTGGTGTTCTGCGACCCGCAGGACAAGGTGAAGGTTGGGCAGGAGAAGGACGATGACCGCCTCGGGCGCAACGTGCTCAAATACCCGGCCAACGCCAAGGCAGAGTACAAGACGTGGGACCAGTCCATCGAGTCCATCAAGTTCCACACCTCGGAGCTGAAGAGCAACTTCTTCATGGGGCTGCAGCTTCCCGACATGTCAATGGAGAGCATGAAGACAACGCCCATGAGCGGCGAGGCTCGCAAGATGCTGTTCATCGACTGCCAGATGAAGGTGCTCGACGAGAGCGGTATATGGATTGAGTACTTCGACCGGGAGATGAGCGTGGTGAAGGCCTTCGCCGAGAAGATGTTCCCGAAGTATGCCGAGGCAATCCGCTCGCTGGAGGTGGAGAATATCATCAGCCCGTACACTATCCGCGACGAGGGCGAGCGCATCACCAACTACAGCAACGCCACGGGCGGAAAGCCCGTCATGTCGCAGCGTACAGCCGTGAGCCGCCTCGGAATGGTCGATGACGTGGATGAGGAGATCAAGCTGATCGAGCAGGAGGAAACGGAAGACCTGTTCAACGAGCCTACCGAATAAAGTACATGAGCCATGCCCCAGGAAAGAAAGAAGAAACAGTTCTCCGTCAAGGTATATGACCAGAAGCACCTGCGCAACCTTTCAAGGCGCATGCGGAAGGTACAGGCCTTGCTCGACGAGGCGGCGAGGAAAGGTGCGGCCATCGGTGCTCGTACCGGGTACAAGGACATCGAGAAAGAATTCCGATTTGATGATTTCCCGCAGGCGAGACGTGAGATCGACACGCTGCTTAGGGAGTTGTCAGCCGCGCTTACGATAAACGTCGAGGAGGCAGATTCTGAGGCCTGGGGCATGGCAAACGCTAAGAACGACGCAATGGTGGACGCCATGATTGCCTCCACGGGGGTTGACATGGCGAAGAAGGTCACCCAGCCTTGGTACAATAAAAATGCCCGTGCCCTCGGTGCTTTCCAGAAGCGCGTGAAGGACGGCATGGGACTGAGTACTGACGTGTGGAACCTCGGACAATTCAAGGGGGAGCTGGAGCTGGCTCTTGAAATGGGGCTTGGCCGGGGCAAGTCGGCTGCAGAACTGAGCCGCGACGTGCGCTCGTTCCTAAAGTACCCCGACAAGCTATTCCGCAGGGTGAAGGATGAGAAAGGTGTGCTGCGCCTCAGTAAGGCAGCGCAGGAGTTCCATCCCGGACGTGGCGTGTACCGCTCAAGCTACAAGAACGCGCTGCGCCTGACGGCCACCGAGACGAACATGGCCTACCGTTCAGCGGACAGCAGGCGGTGGCAGCAGATTCCGTTCGTCATCGGGATCAAGATACAGTGCAGCAAGACCAACCACCCGGTCGTTGACATCTGCGACGAGCTGGCAGGCGACTACCCGAAGGACTTCGTGTTCACCGGGTGGCATCCGTTCTGCCGCTGCTTCGCTACCTCTATTCTGCCTCCCCCTGATAAGTTCATGGAATACCAGAAGGCTGTCATCGACGGAAAGGATGTGTCAGAATGGAATTGGGACGGCGAGGTGAAGGACGTGCCGGAGAACTTTGACAAGTGGGTCAAGGACAACGAGGAGCGTATCAGCAACGCCAAATCATTGCCGTATTTCATCAAGGATAACGCCGGGTATGTCGCAAACTCACTGTCAGAACCAGCTGAAATACTTGGGCTCATTGGAGAATACAAGGCAATACAGCCCAAGCACATGGAATTTCCGCTAAACGGAACCGTCGCAATGGACTTGACGGGAGGACTTGCAACAGCCGCAATGAAGGGCTTTACTGGCCTTATCAACAGCTACTATGAGGCAGAATCCAACAAGGAGAAGGTGGCTGTGCTGCAGAGAATTATCGAAAACAAAAGTTTCAGTAAGATCAAATACCACTCAACAAAAGACAACTCTATATTTGCAATCGGCTATGAACCTTTTGATAGGCTTCTGAAGAAAGGGGAAATGCCAAAGAACCTTGCGATAGCAAAAAAGATGCTTCCACACGGATATGACGTGTATATGCTACCAAACCCCAACTCGAATGTAAGTGCAGACTTTATATTAAGCAAGAAAGGGAAACTGTACTATGCTGAAGGTAAAACACTGAACGGAAAGAACTCGCTCGACAACCGACTAAGAGGAGGGGCAAGGCAGGCAGAGCGCGTGCTGGTTGACGTAATCGGTACGGATGACCCAAGGTATATTGCATCAACCATAGAGGCCGCATTTGAGCAGAATAATGGACTATCCGAGGTGATACTTCTGAAGGGAAGTCGTGAAATAAAGGTTAGCAGAAGGGAAGTTAATCATAAGTCTTTCTTCGAAAAGTTCAAGATTATTTGGAACAAGCAGAAATAAATCAAGGTGGGTAATCCCCACCTTGTAAACTCCAGTCACCGTAGTGCCAAGTTTTCCGAACTTAATCGGCTTTTGTCCGATGGTATCTGGATTTTCACCCAACGTGCCCAAAGGAGATAGCAAAGTTAGGCATTATTTTCGGAATCACCAAGAAAAACGCCTAAAATTTACTGTTTTTCTGTTTTTTTCGATACAACACTTGCTTTGATACAACGCACCGGGGCGTTACTTTAGGGTGCTGCTGGTCAATCTTCGCAGACCAGAGCGTCTCGAGCTTGCAGCCTACCTGTTCGGGCGTGAACACCTCGTAGATAGCCGCCAGTGATCCGAAGTAGAAGTCCGTCTGCCCGCCATGTTCTGCAACGGGACTGAGGAACTGCACCCGGATGATGGTCTCAGTCGTTATTTTTTCCATTTTTCAACGAGAATTGTTTTTCTTACCTACGCCTAACGGTTATGTAGGCGTTTCTATAAAACGCGGCGAGAGGGCTTTTATTGCGCCCTCCGCTCAACCATCCCGATTTTCTTTATAGTCATGGAACAGCTGCAGAGCCTTCTCCGCGTCGGTCACGATGATGCGCCCCTGCTGAGACACCGCCCCTGCCAGGATGGTGTTTTTTAGCCTGTGGGCTGTCGGCAATGACACGCCCAGCAATGAGCGGATGCCAGCCAGCCCGAATACATAACGCTTACTTGTATCTTTCTTGATACGTTCCTGTCTCTCCCTGATGGCGGTCTCGTCCTCGCGCAAGGCCTCCTTCAGTTGCCCCAGCGTCAATAATACTACCGGGGTGTTGTCGTTGATTTCGTTCATAATATTCTATTAGTGACTAAACAAACCAAAGGTCTTTATCCGATTTCTCGTTGTAAAAGAAACTCTTGTACTCCTTTCCCGTAATAAAGGCATTCCACGCCTTGATAATAAGTTTCTGAGCGACAGATGACAGGAGCTTTCGTTGCGGATTGCGCTTGCTATCAAGAAGCCGCTGTTGCAGTAGGGTGATAACAGATGACGATACCGCCTGACGCCCTTCGACTTGATCAAAGAAGTCGAATACTCTTTGTTCTGGGTGCTTCTTTACAAGAATGAGGTACGCAGAGAATCCACCTATATCGGAAGACTTTAGTAAGTGCCATTTACTATGCTTAGCGCAATTGTTTGCAGTTCTTGTCAGCGTGCTCCAGAACACACCATCACGATGATATTCCTTTTCAACTTCGGAATTAGTTATTTTACTATCAGAGCTCTCGCTTGCTCTATCGAGAGCTGTACGGTTCCGGCAGAGCAAAGTATATCGCCTTATTATGGCAGCAACAGAAGACGACTCCTTCACGTCTTGAATATGTAGAACGTCTCCGGCTGTACGATTCTTGCCATTGTCCATTACTGCAAAGGATTCGGTTGGCATATTGTGTGCCACAAAACAATCGAACGCAATTCCAGACTCGACGCACGCCGTTAGTCTGTGCTGTCCGTTTAACAGTTTTCCTGTCTTATCAAAACAGATGGCGTCGTTACTGATTTTAAACTGCCCCGCTGAAAGAAGCCTGATATACAGGTTTACAATTGACCTGGTGAGCCTACGGTTAGAGACATTGTGTGTAAGATAATCTCTCGCAATCCCTGGAGTAATGTGTACTAATTCACTCCTAATGTCTGAAAAATTGATTTTTGTTTCCATAATTGTATTTATTAGTGGGAAGGCTTTCCTCCCCGGTTAATGATTATTGTTCTTTTTCGCCAAGTATATACCGGGCGGCCTTCTCAGCGCGAGAAGCTGCCCAGACGATCATCTTGTTATCATTCGCAAGGGCTTTGAGCCAGCCCTGGATATAGGCCACCGAGTTGTTAAATGCCTTGTCGCTGTTTAGCTCGGCAACGGTGCAGAGCATGGCAGAGCCGAGTTCGGCAACCAGCTCCTCGCGCGAGTAGTTCTTGCTGCCGAAGGAGGCCAGTGCGTTCTCCTTCTTGCGATTGCAGCGGCTCTCGGCCATAGTGCTGTGCGTGAGCTCGTGGAACGCCGTAGAGTAGTATTCCTCGGTCACTGAATACTGGCTGAGCATGGGAACCACTACCAAGTCATCAGACGGGCGGTAGAATGCCCGGTTGCTCGGCTCGTCGTTCTTGAACGTAAGTCCTTCCTCACGCTCTACGTAGCCGTTGATGATCTCATCGGCACGCTCTATCGGCTCCGTGGCCACGGCTACAGGCTTGCTCTCCTGTTTGCTCTCGATGCCCGTGCAGTCGTTAATGTGGAACACGTTGTAGTAGCGCAGTACCGGGATGGTGTGCTCGCTGACCACTGTTACTTCCTGTCCGTCCTCCTTCTCCTCCTTCGTGTAAGTGTACTTGCCGTAGAACACCACGATACCGGCCTTGGCACCCTTCTTGATTGAGCCGCCACGCTCTTTCAGCTGCTTGAAGGTGATCCACTCGCCATTGCGCCCAAGCAGCATCTGGTTGAGCAGGCTGTATGGCTTGCGCGTTACGTAGTTGATTGCGCCGTCTGCGGTACCATTCCACGGACGCTGCCATGGAATGATACCCTTCTTCATCTGTTCGATTACCCGGTCTGTGACCATCTGGTAAACATTGTTTCCTTTCTTTGTTTCCATTGTTGTTGTGGGTTTAAATGTGAATAAATTGAGTTATAACTGAATGCTCTTTAGAGCCATGTATTCTGATTTGTCCATTGCTATGAGTATGTCGCCGCCGTCCATGTAGCACTTGCAGTCTTTGTCCCATGCCAGCTTGTCGCGGCACTCATTAAGGACGTGAGAGAGAGCCGACCACTGGGCGTAGGTCAGCTCTACCGTCATTTTGTTACTCTTCTTTGCCTTCATAGCCTTGTCCTCCATTACTTTGCGTAGAAACTAACCTGCAGACCGCGACGGAGCTTGCAGATGACCTTGTCAAGACCTGACTTCAAAGCCCGGTCGATGAACTTGTTGATAAACTCGATGCCGATGAGGGCGATCAGACCTGCGACGCCGACCAGCTTGTTGATGCGCTTGCCGTTCTCGTCATAACCGTAAACCTTCATGCGAAAGTTACTGTTAATAAACCTTTTAGTGTACTTTAAATCTTTTTTCATTGTTGTTGTGAGATTTGATTTCACTGGCAAAATTATATTGTTATTCTGATATAACAAATTATTTATTGAGAATAGTTTATTAATTTAAGAATTTTTAATAAAATATTATTGTCTCACAATGAGATATTTACGAATTTTTACTCTATTTTTGCATCAACTAATTAGTTTATTTCAATATGAGAAAGAAAATCTTAGAAGCACTGAATACCAAGTTTCCGGGAGTCAGTGACAACAAGCTCAACAGGATCGTAGATAACCTGCTGAAGAAGATTAAGTCTGAGGACGAGATTGCATCCGCAGTCGAGGAGATCACTGTGGAGTCCCTGCTCGAGAGCTACGGCGACGCCCGCGCTGACGGCGCACAGCGTACAGCCGTTGCAAACTATGAGAAGAAGCACAACCTGAAGGACGGGAAGCCAGTCGGCAACGTTGAGGACGGTGGAGAGCAGAAGCCAGCAACCACGGGGGGCGGCACGGTGCAGGTAGCCGGAGGAACAGAGGCAGGCAAGCCGTCAGGACAGGAAGGGCAGCTAAGCCCCGAGATGCAGCTTATCATGAACAAGCTCGACTCGCTGGAGAAGCAGAACCAGACACTTACCTCTGCTCTCGCCACGATGAAGGCCGAGAAGGTAGGCAGCACACGCGAGGGTGTATTGCGCGAACTCCTGAAGAACGTTGACGAGGACACTCGCAACCGCTACCTCAGAGACTACGGGTTCATGTCGTTCGATACCGATGACAAGTTCAACTCCTATATCGAGGCCATCAGGCCGGAGATTGAGAAGATCGAGACCGAAACCAAGCAGGCCGAGGCACATGTCGGCGGCACGAAGGGGGGCGGCTCGGCAGCGGCGGCGAACGGAAAGGTTGACCCCGTGGTGCAGGCTCGTATTGATGAGAAGAAGGCAGAACCGACAAGCCCTGCCATCGTAGGCTTGTCAACCAACAGCTAAATCGAAATGGAAGTAGGTTTCAAATTCAACGAAGCTCAGAAGCCGGAGCCTGTCCGTATTGAGCAGGTCTTCGCTGAGAAGCCGGGCGGCGGTCTTGTTGCCAACCCCGACTATGACGTTCCCCCCACCTCTGCCGTCGGTTTTGATGCGGCCACCGGGCTGTATAAGCCCATTAAGGCCTACAAGCTCGTTGCGTCTGTAGAGGACTCTGACACGTCAATCAAGATTGCCAAGGGTTCTGGTGTCGCCGTAGGTGACATCATCGCTCACGGCAAGGTAGGCGTGGCCTGTACCGCAGTGGACAAGACCAACGACGGCTACGACGAGGTGACCGTCACCCTGGGTGTGGACATCGACATCGACAGCGACGACCCCTGGCTCTACCAGTCGAAGGTGGAAAGTGCAGCTGCATCAGGTAATGACCCTGCAGTGGACGCAGAGCCGAAGTACAAGCCCGAGTACATCACCGGCAAGACCGACTGGGTGTACGCAGGCAAGGGCGACCAGAGCGTAAAGCTCATCAACGGTGCGAATGTGAGAAAAGAAACGGCCAATATCTCGGAAGAGATTGCAGCCCTGTTGCCAACCATTAAACGTGTATAACTATGGGAAATATGAATGCCCCGCTGTTTGAACTCGACCGTCCCGGAATGCAGGCCACGGTCAACAGCTACAAGCCTGGCGCAGGCCTCGCTTGGCAGACCCTGTTCCCCCTGAAGTACACCCCGAAGTTCGACCTGAAGGGTATCGAGGGCAACGAGGGTATCCCCGTATCGGCTGACCGCGTGGCCTTCAACACGAAGGCTCCCTTGAAGACCCGCAAGACCGTGGGTTCCTGGAGCGGTAAGCTCGGTAAGATCTCTATCTCCCGCGACAAGGACGAGACTCAGATCAACGAGTACGAGGACTTGAAGGTGATCGCCGCAGCCAACACTGAGGACACCGCCACAGCCCGCTACCTCGTGGATATGGTCTATGACGACGTGGACTTCTGTAACAAGGGTATGGACTACCGCGTGGAGCTTGACGCGCTGCGCATCGGCTCATCCGGCAAGCAGGTACTCTCCAAGAAGCTCGACGGCGACATGGCCACCGAGGACACCATCAACTTCAACGTTCCTTCTGAGAACTTCATCGGTGTAGCCACCGACTGGAGCGACGCGGAGCACGCTGACGGCCTGAAGGACATTGCAAACGGTCAGGAGCTCATCGCCAAGAAGGGTCTGCGCAAGCCGCAGTACGCCATCATGGAGAAGTCCAAGTTCTCCCAGCTCCGCGCACAGAAGGCTACCGCACGCCGCCTGTACCCGCAGGTGACCGACCTCAGCGTCGTAACCACCGAGATGGTCACGCTGGATCGCATCAACGCCTACATGCGCCAGGAGGGCTACCCGCAGATACTCTACATCGACAGTTATGTCACCGTGGAGCAGAAGGACGGCTCGCAGGAGACGCTGAAGCCCTGGAACGAGAAGGCAGTGGTGCTCAGCCCCACCGTGCAGCTCGGATGGACTTACTGGAAGCGCGTACCCGACACCCCCAATACGGAGGCCTATCAGGTACACGGCTCATACTACAAGCTCACGGTCTATTCAGACGTAAACCCGATGACCGAGACCACCCTCGCGGAGGCCTACGTGCAGCCGGGTCTGATCAACCGTGCATCTCTCGTGTTCATCAATACCACCAAGTCCAGCTGGAACGGTGGCAATTAGTTAAACCAACAGTTAGCGTATGACAATCCTCAAATCGTTGAAAAGCCTGTCAGGTTACCCCATTCCTCAGCTCTCGCTGGAGAACATCATCGAGGAATCGGGGCTGACGGCAACTGCGGAAACGGACGAGGCCACCCGCAGCAGTGCGCCGTACAAGCGTGCCAAGGCCAAGGTGTACCTGCTTCTTGCGGAGGCACCCGATGTGTCGCAGGGCGGTATTTCCTACAGCTTCAGCGATGAGGACAAGAAGCACTTCCGCATGCTTGCGCAGTCACTGATGGAGGATGCCGGCGACGACAACTACGGCTGGCAGGGCGAGGATCTATAGGCCATGATTATAGTGAACGGTTACATACAGGTGAAGGTCAAGGCCGGGGGCGGCATGCTCAACGGCAGGCCACAGCCCGTGACCGTTACCGAGAGTGACCCGATCCCCTGCAACTGGAAGGCCAACAAGTGGGACAGGAAGGGAAAGACCGTTGACGGCGTGTTCACGCAGGCTCAGTTCGAGGTTCTCGTTGAGCTGCAGGAGTTCACGGCTGAGACAATCATCCTCTACGACACCACGGTCACGGAGCGCAAGCTGGGAGAGTTCACGGTTCAGAGCATCGAGCCGCTCGCGGCAACAGGGGCAACGAAGATCACGGTGTGATATGCCTATCAGGAGAACGACATCGGACAGCGAGGTATCCGGGTACATCGAGGAGAAGACGCAGCGGTTCCGGCAGGCCTGCATCAACGCCTTCATCTACGTGGGGGAGCGGGCGGTGAGAGAATCACGCCAGAACCACCGATATAAGGATCAGACAGGTAACCTTACAAGTTCCGTCGGCTATTGCGTTCTCGAAGACGGGAAGGTGGTCAGTGAAAGCTCCTTTGACGTGGTCAACAGCGGCACGCAGGGATCGACCGAAGGACGCGAGTTCCTACACCGTCTCATATCGGAGCACTCCGATGGGATCGTACTGATACTCGTAGCGGGAATGGAGTACGCGGCCTACGTCGAGGCGAAGAACCTGAACGTGCTTGACAGCGCGGAGCAGCTTGCCGAGCGCGAGCTGCCAAGACTATTCAAGGACTTAAAGCTATGAGCAAGACCAACGAGGAAATCGAGCAGTTCATCTACGACGCGCTGGCACCGCTGCTGGCGAAGGGCGTGAGGAATGAGGAGGTCATCAGTGGCAACCTCTACCCGGAGGACTGCCGACCGCTGGACTCTCAGCTGGAGGATGCCGTGATAGCCGTCTCTGGCGGTTACCCAGACCAGATACAGACGGGAAGGGCTCGCGTTAATATCTATGTCCCGGACATCGACTGCGGCTTCGGGCGCAAGGTCAAGGACAAGGATCGCTGCCAGCAGGTAGCCTCTCTTGATAGCGAGATCGTACGCCTCCTTAATGCTGCGAGCGACCAGTTCCTGTGGAAGCTCCGCCGCACGACGGCCACGATGGCCGATCCTGAAATCGGACAGCACTTCGTCAACGTTAACTTATCATTCCAACACAATAACGAATAAGAATATGAGCGCTAAAGTAATCGGATGGGGCAAGTGCCAGGCAGTGCACACCCCGAGTGGCTCAGGAGCCACAGCAGTGACCTACGCCGACATCGTGGAAGGTTCCACCTCTCTTTCCGTCGAGGAAGGTGACGAGCAGGAAGCAACCATCGAGGGCGGTTCCGCAGAGGCTCGCAAGAAGCAGCCCGACAAGTACATCCTCGAGTTCGACCGCCGCATCGGTAACGCTTCGGAGGCTACTCCCGGCTTCACCGAGGATGCAGGCCAGGTAGCTATCGAGCCGGAGTCGGTCGGCGCCATCGGCGTTACCCTCACGGGCGTTTCTCTGTACGTGACCGCCGGTTTCGACTCAACGGACGGCCTGAAGGCTCACTACCAGTTCAAGACCAAGGGTACCACTGGTAACGACGGCAAGCTGAACGACATCTCGTTCGCAGCCAAGGAATAGTCTTAGAATCCCCTGTAATAACACCTACCCTTCGCCCCTCGGGTCAAAGAGGGGCAACCACAGCGGAGTAGAGCAGCGGTAGCTCGCCAGGCTCATAACTTGGAGGCCGCAGGTTCGATTCCTGCCTCCGCAACTATGGAAGAGATGAGGAACATTGACATCGAGTATGAGCTTGCGGACGTGATTACGGCACAGCCACATGAGTTCACCGTCGGACGCAAGCACTACCGCCTGTACCCTGTCACTCTCGCCAAGACATACCTCCTGAGGGCTTATATGCAAGCCCTGTCAATCAACCAGAAGAACCTGCTCTTGAACCCGTATCTCGAGACGCTGCGCGTTGTTGAGCGGAACAGGCGTGAGTGCTGTCAGATACTATCCATCCACACATCACCCAACAACTACCGTGACCTGTTCTGCATGAAGAGCAGGAAGGATCGCGTGAACACGTTCATGAGGATGAGCCGGGAAGACCTCGCATCACTGATGATGGTCGTGCTGACGTCCGACAAGACTGATGTGCTGATGGAAGGGCTCGGACTGACACGGGAACACCAGCGCATGCGCCGCGTGTTGTCCGTGAAGAAGGCCAGCGGGAGCCTGAACTTCGGAGCTCTTACGGTTTTCGGCGCGTTCATCGCACCGCTGAAGGAGATGGGGTACACTGACAACGAGATACTATACGAGAAGAGCTACACGTTCCTCCGGCTCATGCTCGCGGACAAGATGACCTCAGTAATCATGAGCGACGAGGAACTGAACAACCTCAGCGTGGAGGACGGAGGCAGGATGATCGTAGGCGACAATCCGCAGTCGGCAGATGCCGTTATGAAATTCGCCCGCGACCACGGTGTTAACTTCAAACAACAGTAGCAATGGCAGACGAAGGAAAACTATCATGGAGCGCTGAGCTAAGCGACAAAGGCTTTACCACTGGTGCGAAGAACATACAGAAGCAGATCGACGAGGTGACAAAGCGCGTCGAACAGAGTGGCATGAGTGTTGACGACTTCGCCAAGCACGTTCAGGGGCTGCTCGGCTCGTTCGAGAGGCTCACAAAGGCCGTTGACCGCAACACCACGGCACAGGAGAAGGTTGCCGAGGCCGGGAAGAAGGCCGCCGATACTGAGAAGCAGGGTGCCGACAAGGCCACCGATGCCATCAACAAGACAGGGGATGCCACCGACAACCTCGGGCGCAAGCTGAAGAATACCGGGGAAGAGGGTTCCGCCTCATTCGACAAGCTGTCGAAGTATGCTGCAGGGTTCTTCACGCTCACGGCAGCGAAGGAGTTCGGGCAGAAGATATTCGATGTGCGATCCGAGATCCAGAGCCTACAGACCTCGTTCGAGACGCTTGTGGGCAACAAGCCGCAGGCCGAGGAGCTGTTCAGCAGCATCCGTGAGTTCGCGGTCAGTACGCCCATGCAGATGAAGGACTTGGCGAGTGCCGCCCAGACGATGATGTCCTTCAACATCCCGGTCGAGCAGATCATGGAGAACCTGAAAGCACTGGGCGACGTGTCCATGGGTGACGCGCAGAAGTTCCAGTCGCTCTCCCTGGCATTCTCGCAGATGAGCGCAACTGGCAGACTGATGGGCCAGGACTTGCTGCAGATGATCAACGCGGGCTTCAACCCTCTGGCCACGATATCGGAAAAGACCGGCAAGAGTATCGGCCAGCTGAAGGAGGAGATGGAGAAGGGAGCCATCAGCGCCGACATGGTGCGGCAGGCCTTCATCGACGCCACCTCAGAGGGAGGAAAGTTCTACGGCATGCTGGAGGCTCAGTCCAAGCAGCTGCGCGGAGCCTACTCAAACCTCCAGGGAGCCATCGACGATATGTTCAACTCCATCGGTGAGCAGAGCGAGGGGATCATGGCCGGATCGATCGATGCGGCAACGATGCTCGTTCAGAACTACGAGAAGGTAGGGAAAGTGATACTCGGTCTTGTTTCTACCTATGGGGCATATAGGACGGCAGTTATGGCAGTAACGGTTGCAGAGCAGGTGGAAATAGCAACCAAGGAGGGGGCAACAGTAGCGACGATCCTCTATGACAAAGCCCAGAAGTTGCTGAACGCAACTATGCTCGCCAATCCCTATGTATTGGCTGCCACAGCCATAGGCGCGTTGGTGAGTGCACTTGTTTTGGGAATAAAGAATACTGACACACTCGCCGAAAGCCAGCAGAAGCTGAATGAGACCTATGCAGAGACCGAGAGTGCTGCCGCTAATGAACAGAGGAAGATTGACGAGCTGTTCGGATCACTTCGAAAAGCAAAAAAGGGTACCGATGAATGGCAAAGTGCGAAGAGTTCCATCCTAAGCCAGTACGGAGGCTATCTGAAAGGATTGAGCAATGAAGTAAGCAAGTTGAATGATGTTGAAGGTGCATACCGTGCAGTAAGTGCTGCTGCAAGGGATGCCGCCATGGCCCGAGGAATGGAGGCTGCAGTCGGAAACATCAACAAAGAATACGGAGATACATATTCAAAGACTTTCGACAAGATCCGTAATAGCATAAAGTCCCGCTATGGGGAGGATGCTGCCTCCCAGCAGATGAACCTTCTCCGTATCCACATGCAGAGAAACGGAGGTCTTATCAGCGACAAGAACAAAGGTATCTTGAAGAACATGATGAGAGGCTCGTTCGACTTTGGTAACATGGATGCATGGGTAACTGGTCTTAACAATGCCGAGAAGAACCGCCAGCAGTTGCTGAAGGAGGCAGAGGAGAAATTCGGCAAACTTAATAAGCAGATATTCGATGCAATCGAAAGCCCTAACAACTCCTCCCTAAACTCAACGAATGGTAAGAAAGGCGGCAAAACCGACCGCACTGCCGAGCTGGATGCACAGAGCAGAAAGAAACTATTTGAGATTGAGCAGCGTGAGATTGAGCGTCATGCCAAGGAGAGAGCCACTCTGACAGCAGCTATGGCCGACCTGGAGATAGCCAGCGAGGCCGATGCCTCAAAGCGTGAGCAGCTCCAGCGTGAGAAAGACCATCAGGCAAGTCTCGCCGCTATCGACCGCCAGGCGGAGGAATGGAAGAAAGCCAACTACGAGGCTGAGAAGGAGAAATGGGAAGCCACGAACAAGGACAAGACCAAGACATTCGCCGACACCGAGGCAGGCAAGGCCGGGTGGCAGGGTCAGCAGCTCAATGGCACACAGCTTGCTATCATAAAGGCTCAGACCGAGAAGGAGAACCTTGAATACGCAAGGCTCGTCCAGCAACGCTACGACAATGAGCGGCAGGCAGCACTCGACTTCCTGAAGGAATACGGTGACTACGAGCAGCAGAAGCTGGCCATCACCGAGGAATATGAAAAGAGGATTGCCGAGGCTGCGACACCTTCCGAGGCTGCATCCCTCACGATGAAGAGGAATGAGGATCTGGAGAAGCTGGGTAGCGAGAAACTTCTCGACTCCATCGACTGGCAGGGTGTGTTCAACGACTTGTCAGGACATACCGAGGAATACCTTGAAGGGCTTCGCGACCAACTGCAGGATCTGCTGAAGACAGGAGACCTGCCCGTTGACCAGATGGCGACGATTCAGGACAAGGTTTCCGAGATCAACGAGGCCATCAACGAGCAGGGAGGCATGTTCAAGTATGCCAGCGAACAGCAGCAGGAGCACAACAGACGCTTGAAGGAGGCTGAGAATGCCCAGAAACTTCTCAATGCCGCAAAGGAGGAGGAGGCAAGGGCATCCATGGAGGTGTTCACCATCACCCAGCAGATACGCGACTACCTTACACAGATCGGAGTTGACTCAGACGTTGACCTTGATGACGGACTGATAGAGTCATTGGGTGCCAACAGCGAGGAGGCAAAGAAACTCGCTGACATGCTGAAGAAGCTGAGAGTCGCACAGGGCAACTACACCAAGGCTGGTGAGGAGTCGAGGAAAAAGCTCTTCAACTGGAGAAAGGCAGAAGACTCCCTGAATGAGGGATGGGAGGATGCCGTTGCCCGCGTGGCCGGAAACATCAGCGGATGGATGGAGACTTACCTCAGTGACCTCCCCGACCTGCTCAGCAGTATCGGACTCGGCGGCGTGGGTGAGAAGGTTTCCAAGGGCATGTCTGGCATCAGCAACGTGGCAGGTGCCGCTGCCGACTACGCAAGCGGCAACTACGTGGGTGCTGCTCTGAAGGCCGTGAGTGCAATCAAGGACTTTGGTTCTGCCCTCGGCATCGGTGCCGGCAATGAGGCTGAGGTGGCACGGACAACGGAGGAACTGACTAAGCAGAATGAACTTCTCGGCAACAAGATAGAGGCTCTTACCGAGCAGCTGAGCAAGGCATACGGAGCCAATGCCATCAGGGTGTACAACGATGCACTGGAGGCGCAGGAGAAGCAGAACAAGAACGTAATGGATATCCTCAAGGCTCAGATGGGATATCACTCAGCCCACCACTCCAACGAGTACTACATGAGCGACAGTAAAATCCGTGGGTACAACGAGTCGGCACAGAAGGCTTTCCAGTCCGCTGGCGTCACGGCATCCACCATCAACGGGCTGACGTCCATATATAACCTCACTCCCGAGCAGCTGAAGGCCATACGCGACTTCGCACCAGACTTGTGGAGATACCTCACCGAAACGGGAAAGTACGACAAGAGCGAGTACTGGGATAACGTGGTGGAACAAGCCGGGAAGACGGCTGAGCTTACAAAGCAGATACGCGAGACGCTTACGACCACCACCGAGGAGAACGTGTTCAGCGATTTCCTCAACTCCCTCTATGACCTTGCGGACGGCTCTGAGGAAGTCTTCGACAACATTGCCGAGGACTGGCGCAAGATGGTGAACCAGATGGTCGTCAACAACCTTGTCGGTTCCAAGTTCCAGGAGGATCTGAAAGGATGGTATGAGGAACTTGCGAGAATCAACCAGCAGATGGTTGACGGCAACATGTCCGAGGAGTGGTACCGTGACCAGATGGCTAACATGAAGAATCTGTATGACGGCTATGTGGAAAGCGCACAGCAGGAGATTAACAGGCTCCGTGACGCTGGAATCATACAGAGCATCGCCAAGGAAGAGGAGGAAGCCTTGGAGGATGTCGAAGAAGAGGTAAATAAGCACCTCGACACCATCCGCAGCTCATTCCAGCGGCTGATAAGCGACACGACCATCGACATAGACAAGTGGTCGAAGGATATGCGCAACTCCATTCTGCAGAACCTCATGGAGAGCAAGCTGCTCGACGAGGCGTTTGACCAGTGGGCAGCGCAGTGGTCTGACAGGTACGCATCCCTGCTCGATGAGATGACGGAAGGAGCAATCGACCAGCAGATGTTCGACAAACAGATGCAGGGTCTCATGTACGAGTTCGACCAACGTACGGATGAGGTGGCCGACAAGGCCAGGCAGATGTGGGAGGCATTCCACCTCGGCATTGACGAGGCATCCGACACTACGTTCAAGGATATGGGAGGCGAGTTCCAGAACGCCCTGATGAACCTTGACGGAACCGCTGAGGACTGGGGTAAGACCGTGGGGCAGAAGATGGCGCAGCGCATCATCGAGCAGATGGTGAACGCGAGGATGCTGCAGCCTTTCCTTGATGACCTTCAGAATGCCTTCGACCAGGCCATGTCCGTGGAGGGTGTCACCATCGACTCCGTACTGGCAGACCTCGCTCCGCAGATAGAGGCGGCAAAGGATGCCTTCGAGGAGGCACAGCCGGTGGCACAGCGCATACTCTCGGCATTCGGGATAACGAAGAAGCCGACCATGCCGTTCTCTGACCTCCGCAGTACATTCGTCAGCACGCTCATGGATATGGAGGCCGATGCCGTGTCCTTCTCCAAAAGCATCAACAGGACGCTCACCGAGCAGATGGTAAGCAGGCTCGTCGAGAAGAAATACCAGTCACAGATCGATGCCCTCAACGAGTCGTGGAGACAGGCTCTCGAAGAGGGTAGCCCTGCACGGATTGCAGAGGTGCGGAAGAGCATCACAGACCTGTACGAGGAAATGGGCAGGGACGAGGAGATCAAGAAGCTCCGTGATGACTTGGTGGAACTGAAGAACGATGGTGACGACACCTTCAGCAGCCTATCGGACAGCTGGACGTCGGCACTCATGAACCTCGACAGCACGGCAGAGGACTGGGGTGCGGAAATCGGCCAGACCCTCGCACAGAAGATTATCAGCGAGATGATCGTGGGGAAGAAGCTCCAGCCATATCTCGATGACATACAGCAGGCCTTCGACAATGCCTTCGGTGCGGAGGGCGCTACACCTGAGAGCGTCATCGAGTCCGTCAAGCCGTTCATCAAGGGTGCGCAGGAGGCATATGACAACATGAAGCCGTATGTCAACAGCATCCTCGACATGCTTGAAGTCAGTTCATACCCCGACCAGCAGGCACACGTCAACATGGCCGACAAGGCCACCTACGACCAGTTCGAGCTCTATCTGGGAATGCAGACAGCCATGATGATAGGCCAGGAGCAGGGCAACGCTGTCCGTCAGCAGATTCTCTCAACCCTGCAGGCAATGGCCGGCATCACCTCCCCGCAGAACGACTACGGGAGCCAGATATTCATGCGCCTCGGCACGACGAATGAATATCTGCTCGACATCAAGAAAAGCAACAAGGATATTTTCGAGTCCTTCGGAATGAAGCTCGACAGCATTAACCAAAAGCTCTCAAGACTATGACAGGAGAACTATTCATCAACGGCACAGACGCCTACACGGCCTACGGAATGTCCCTCGAGGACGGAGGGCTGGCGAGGCTGATGACCCCTGCCCCGAACAAGCAGCCGGTGTCGAACAAGAACGTGGTTACCGACGGTGCTTCGGTCGTCGGTGTCACTGTCGGCTGCAAGGACGAGAGGACGGTGTCCATACCGTTCCATATCATTGCAGCGAATCAGTCGGACTTCCTGACGAAGTACGCTGCACTCTGCGCTGTTCTCGACAACGGGATCGTCAGCATCAGCACTAGGTGGCAGCCGAATGTCGTGTACCACTTCATCTACATCGACTGTCAGCAGTACCAGCAGTTCATTGGCGGCATGGCCAAGTTTACGCTATCACTTTACGAACCAAACCCAAGTAACAGAACATGAACGATACGGATTTCTCAGCTTACGAGTCAGCGGTGCTTGATGACAACCTCGAGCACAGCGGTGGCATAACGGTGACATGGAAGTCGGCAAGCGGGGCTACCATGCCCATAGGCCAGTCGGTGGTGTATAACGGCACGAAGTATTCCATTCTCGACCCGTACACACCCGAGAGGAATGATGCGCTGACATGGCGGTACAGCCCGAAGTTCCTCCATCCCGTGTGCCGCCTCGACCGCGTGCCTTTCTACATCGAGGTCACGGAGCAGAATGGGGCAAAGCTTCAGATGAGCACCATCAACTTCACGGGAAAGGCATCGACCATTGCCGACAAGCTCGCTGCCCACTTTACGGTGTATGGCCAGACGGACGGGGAGTTCGCCTCCACCTTCGGAAGTTGGACAGCAGAGATGGCGGACAACATTAATACCATCATCACGGTCAACCTCGACGGTTGTTCCATCAAGGCGGCTGCATCGAGGATTGCCGATGCCGTGGGGTGTAATGTGTTCTTTGATTGGAACAAAACCAACGGACACCGTACCATCCGCTTCATTGCAGGTTCGACCATTGACGGTGCATCGTACAACTGCTTCCACGTCCTCGGTGGAACGACTAACATGGCGAAGAAGTCCGTGAGCGGTATCATGGTTCCCGTCATTCAGAGGCTACAGCTGGCTGATGATGCGAGTAATAATATTCACAATTCTATCATTGACCTCTCGAACGGTAGTATCAAACTGACCACCGACATTATCCTCGACCACATATACCCGAAGCTGGAGCTGCTGATAAAGAGCGCGAGGGCTCGTTACTGCTACGTCACGAACGAGGCAGGGGAAAGGGTGGAAGATGAGTACGGCCACTACAAGATGTATGCCAAGTGGTACATCACGCTTAAATATACGGATGGAAAGCCGTTCAGCATGAGCGATGTTGCTGAGATTGCCGACAAGCCGCTTTCTCTCCTCTTCCAGCCCGACTTCGAGCATATCGAGAACTCCTCCGTCCTCGCAGGGCATCAGTTCGAGCTTGTCTATTACGACTCGAATGCTGAGGAGTGGGGAATCGACGACGTGGAACCAGAGACAAACAAGTTCAAAGTTGCCGCAGGTGAGTTCCGCATCATCTTCAAGGCAGAGGGCAGCACCATACTCCCGTCCACGGACGATGAAGGTCTCTGCCCGAAAGAGGGTGATAAGGTGACGCTCGTGAACGTTTCCCTCTCCGACCACTACAAGGAGATAGCACAGGAGAAGCTGGAGGATGCCGCAGAAAGCATAATCGCCATGATGATGGCAGACAGCGGAAGCTACCGCGAGACGGTGATGGGCGGATACAGCCTTGACGTGAACCAGTCACGTACCGTTGACGGCCATAGCGGAATCATCACGGACTTAAACCTTAACCTCCATACGGGAGTGGCTGACGTGACCGTGGGAACATGGAAGAGCCGCAAGGGGCTCTCGGGCGGCATGAGGGACAAGATAGACTCCATCAACGTGACGACCACGGGAGGCAACCAAGGCGAGAGGGGAATGTCGAAGGCACAGTTCGATGCTCTGAACATGGCAAACCCGAAGACTGTCGTTGTTGGCATGAAGAATGATATAGACCTTCTCGGAACGGACATCGACGCCATCCGCGAGCAGGAGGACAAGAAGTTCGACATCTGGTTCGGCTCGGGTGTTCCGACCAACAGCACCTACCCTGCATCAGGCTGGACTACGGACGAGGAAAAGGCTCAACACGTTCAGGATATCTACTACGACACCGACCGCTCCCCAGCATCGCAGGGAGGAAGGGCATACCGCTACCAGAAGAACGAAAGCAACAATACCTACGGGTGGCAACATATTACCGACCTCGACACAGAGGCATCCTTGGAGAAGATAGCCGACGTGGCTTCCGATGGTGTCATCTGCGCAGGAGCGGAGAAGCAGCGGCTGTATATCGACTGGCACAACTGCATGAAGGAGTACACGGAGTATTCCGAACTTACCGAGGACTACGGCATCGACACGGAGCGCACGGCATACATGAACGCCTACAAGGCATTGTGGGAATTGCTCAATGGTGGCTCTGCGCCATCGCAGTCGCAGACATATATCTCCACACCAGCTTGGATTGCAAGTGACGCGTTGGGGGAGGACACCTACCTTGCGGAAGACTATAGCGGTACTATCCCCGATGGCTGGAGCATCCAGCAGTTCTACCGTCAGAAGTGGGACATCTACTACGAGACGCTCGCAGCCCTGCTTGCCGCCTCCGATGCCAAGGGACAGCAGCTGACGGAAGTAGCCCGTGAGACAGCGGAGTCGAAGATGCAGACATACGTCAGCTATGATTTGCCGAGTATTCCGTACAAGAGGGGCGACATGTGGTGGAAGCTCGATACACAGACCGTAGGCAACAACAACGGAACGCTCTACCTCAGCATCAAGGACTCTGGCGAGACGGCTCTCATGTCCGACTGGACTCCAGCGGGGAAGAACTACCTCGACGGTGCAGCGGACTTCTTGGCGACACTGGCCGAGCTGCTGGAGAAGAACATCAGCAGGAAGTACAACTCATCGAAGCATTCCGTGGTGGTGACTTGGGGCGCGACGGCTCCCGATAGCCCTGCCGTGGGTGACGTGTGGTACGATTCCGTGAACAAGGCCATCAAGGAGTATGTAAACTCTGCGTGGTCTGCCGTTGACCAGTACGAGGTTGACATTCCCAATACGAAGAACGTCTTCGAGGCTCTCATGGCCTACGACACCCAGAGCGACCGCTCGGTGACCTTCTTCGAAGACCCGCAGTACGCTTCGGGTGCGCAGACCTATGATGTCTGCTTCCAGCGTGCCGAATATCATGACAACTTCACGAACAGCGACATCGAAGGTGCTCTCGGCATCTGGCTTTACGACAAGGAGAACGCTTGGAAGCACATGAAGGACAATGTGTCGGGCTTGATGGAGAACTACGGAGACCACATCATAGCGACCATCTTCGGCAACGAGGTGCTGCCGTCGGGAATGACCAGCTATGCCGCAGGACTGACCACATACAAGAACTTCGCGCAAATGTTTGCGAAGAGCGCAGACCCAGATACGGGAGATTTGAAGGCTGCGGCAGGTGTGACGGTGCATATCGTGACAGACCCCGTAACGAGTAAACAGCAGGGCTATGTGGACATCACGGGAACGTTCCGAAGTGCGGACAACGAGGTTGTCATTCAGCAATATACGAATCCCAATTACCACCAAGGAGATAACATCAAGGAAACACTTACACTCTTGAAGTTCAGTCCTGATGCACAAGAAGGTCAAGACCCATTAAGGGATGCTGCTCTTGTTATCGGAAATTTCGAGAAAATCATTCACGACCAAGGTGGTCATGGAACAGCAGTGTATCGAAATCCAGGAATCCAGCTCAATGGTGATGGCAATAGGAGTATAACCGTAATAACGACACAATCTATCGCTGCGCCTCTTTACCAAATCTCTTATTACGAGCAAAGGGATGGTGTTGTGCATTATCTGAACGGTGTCGGCACTCCAGCAAGTCCGGTTACCTTCACCACCGCAGACGGAAAGACCGTCACGGTGATAGGTGGAATCATAACTGATGTATCATGAGCGACATAGGACTGAAGATATTATCCCGCGACGCGGTGATTGACGGACAGGGGAAGCTGACCATCAGCATGCCGACAAGCACCAAGGAGATGCTCGGAAACAATGAGCTGCTGAACATTCTCAACACGCTCAAGAGGTCAAGGCACCTCGACCCTTCCGCACAGGTGGGCTTCGAGTACACCTTCGACTTCGCCTTCGAGGGAGTGGGAAGGTTCCCCTACGGATTTGATTTTAACTTTATGGCATAAGATATGGCACTATCAAAGATTACATACCCAGCGAAGAACATCGGAGACCTCTGGCGAGCCAACGAGGCCAACGAGATAAAACAGGTCGTCAACGACCTTGTGGACGCTGTGGAGGACATAAGCATAATACCGCAGGTGTTCCTCACGCAGCAAGCATACGATGCACTGGTCAGCGCGGGAACGGTTGACCCGAACACGATATATAACATCTACGAAGAATGAGTCAGTTTAAGAACGGACACGAGACGGTGGCGAAGTACCATGGAACAAGGGCGCTCGCAGCGGTTTACAAGGGCTTACAGCTTGTTTGGATAGCCGCAAGGGAGGTCTATGCTTGGTTCCGCACCGAGGGCTATTTCCGTTCAGAACCGTGGTAAAAACAAAACGATATAGGATATGGCAAAGAAAGTAACTATAGAAGGCAGCAATCTGCTCAAAGACCTCTCCGACGACTGGGGAGGACAGAACAACTCGCAATCGTCGCAGACCATCCACGGCACCCCCGTTCCCGCAGGAGCCGAATGGGGTATGAACCGTGGGGAGGTGGAGAGGTTCATCAAGGCACAATTTGGTGCTAAGGTGGGATACTTCGCAGTTGACGCGGGATACCTTTACGGATTCGCAACGGAGGATGACTATTTGGAATGGATGGAAACACCAGAGGACAGCTTTGTCGTATGTAAGGTGTACCTTCCGGCAGGTGGTGACACAGACAAGGATGCCCTTTCCATCTATCAGGTTGATAATATCCAGTATTACAAGAAGGGAACGGAGTCGGTTACCATCAAGTTCAAGGTACGAAATATCGTTGACGGTGAGGAGTCCACCGACATTGCCGTAACTCTGCTCAATCCTTCAGGTATGTCCGTGTACTATGCGCTGCGTCCAACACCAGATGCGGATGGATTCTATACGATTACCTTCAGCGGTTCCTATCTCGGCAATATCGCCAATACATCTGAGCGGTTTACGCTTAGAGTTGACAGGACTGGAGATGAGAGGAGCGCAAGCCGGATGCTCAGCATGTTCTGTACCGACCTTAGTCTTGAACTCTACAGCGGATACAACTTCGGTATCATTAATCCTGCCAACATCCAGTATGTGCCTACCTTCACGCTACCGAGCGGTATGACAGGTATCAAGCTTGTAATAGATGTGTACCGTTCGGCAACGGTCGTATATAAACATATTGAGACATCATCAATCACCACCAACAACAGGGCTATAATTCCCATTGACTGGGGTGATCTCCCGTTCTCAGGCATATATACCGTGAAGGCATACCTCGACATGGGTGGTGGCCTTATCCAGAGCGATGTTGTTGAGACGGGACTGATGTGCGTGGTAGAGGGTGAGGAGTCCACGACGGCACTGGTTGCTATAGAGCCTATCGGTGAGGTTACCCTGTATGATGACATACGTCCGCGCATTGCCGCATACTATTACGGTGAGGATTATGCGAACGTGAGGATAACTCTGAACAACGGAACCCCCATGGTGCTTTCGATTCCATGTAACCGTGTCTATACGGAATTTGTAGTTGCGGTGGAGGAACAGAGCAACACCCTTGTGGCGCAGGTTCTCGATGGTAGTGGACAGCCTATAGCCGGAAGCGTAGAGGAGTTTACCGCATCAGGCTCGTTCGATTGGAAGATCGTAAGCGGATACCTGTATAACCTTGTCGGTAAGGGAAGGTCTAATGAGGAGCTGCCTACACCTGCAGACTGGGGAGGAATTACTGATTTCGATGGGTTTTCCTGGAACGAGTACGGTTCCTGCTGGAAGGCTAATGCCCTGCATCTTACAGGTGGCAGTTCGGCAACAGTAGGCATGTTCCCGTTCTACTCCACGACGGCATACAATGAATCGAGGCGCATAGGCGGTGGCATCCTCGACAAGGGACGCACGTTCCGAATCCGTTTCAAGACATCAAATGTATTCAAGACGGCAAGGAGAATCATAGAGTGCTTTGACGGGAACGTTGGATTCTATTGTACTGCGGATACCATATACGTTAAGATGGGGAGTAATGGTGAAATAACGACAGATCCTGAGACTGGACCACAGGCAACGCAGAATAACCGTAGGTATTCCGCTGACGAGGCAATAGAGCTGTGCGTTACCGTTCAGCCATATTGGGATGATAGCTATAACCAGACGAACCACATGGTTACGATGTATGTTAACGGTCAGTTCGCGGGAGAGGCAATCTTGAGCAACACGACGCTGTCTCAGTCCAGTCAGCTCCCCGTTGTCCTGCGTGCCGATGGCTGCGATCTCGATGTTTACCAGATAACATACTACGAGAAGTGCCTTGACAGTTTCGAAGTATTACAGAACTACGTGATGGGACTGGCGAACCTTGCCGACATGCGCAGTGAGTTCGAGAAGAACCAGTGCTATACGGGTAACGGAACGGTGAACTTCAATGAGACTTTCAAGTACTGTAAGCGTCTTTCGGCACAGGTAGGCGATACGGTAGAGGGAACGTGTAACATCATAGTCAACACACACACATTCGATCCATCTGTTACAGACACGGATGTATATCCAACAGGCAGACAGGAACTGGAGCTTTTCTTCTTCCGCAATGGAGAGTGTGACACATCCAGGTCGGTGAAATATGTTGGTGAGGGCACAAGGGATCTTCGCGTCCGCATTCAAGGTACGTCAACGGCTGCTGAATACAGGAAGAACATGCGCTACGACGCGAAGGGTACAGTGAAGGTCTATCGTTGGAATAGGGATTTGTATGAGGCTGGAGGTAGTATCAACCCGTCTGACGGATGGTACTACGTAGAGGACAAGACAAAACTTGCAATCTATGTACGTGGTGACAAGAATACCGAGAATGCGTGTAAACTCCTTACTGTCAAGACGAACTACAACGAGTCAACATCCACGCGTAACCTTCCGATGGCACGCTGGATAGACGATGCAATCCGCTATCTCTCCAGTGTGAGGGATTCTGGTGGGAACCTGTTGTATCCCGATATCCTCACACCTCCGCAGCGGACGGATGTAAAGGTAAGGCAGGCCATCGACGGTGTTCCTGCTGTTCAGTTCACCCATGCCGTTGGTTCACAGGACTACCAGTTCAGCGGTAAGGTTGACTTGATAACAGACAAAAAAAACTCATCCGTGTTCGGGTTTGAGGAGGGTGGACGGGACTACTCGATAGAGTTCCGCAATGGAAACACTGATATCTGTAACTTCCGCTGCCCCTACCTCGTGACGGCAGGGAAGTACCTCGACAACCGTTTCGAAACGCGCGGACAGGATTGTCTGGAATACCGCTGGCCTGATCTCGATGCTGGCGACTGCTACTATGGTGATGGTATCCTTGGCACAGACTCTGCCATGCAGCGGCTCTTCGACTTCGTCTTCAACTGCCACCCAGACTTCATCGGATACAAGTCAAGAAACGGGGTCATCAGTTCAACGAACAGTGTTATCACCATTCTCGGTGAGAGCCGCGTTGACAATGCCACCTACCGCAGGCAGAAGTTCTATGCGGAGATGGGAAACTACATGGTGAAGGACTCCATCACGCTGAATGGCTTCGTTACGAAGGTTCTCATGTGGACAGACCAGCGGGCAAAGAACCAGTTCTTCACCCATTACACGGGTGACGAGGTGGTAAGTACGTACACGGATGACATGAATATTGAGGGACAAACCTACGAGATATTGCGTCTCCTTCCATACGACATCGACACATCTCTACGTGGGGACAATGCCTCACGTCTGCGCTATGATTTTACAAGGCTATATACCGATTCCGATGTCTTCAACGACGGCGTTGGTGTTGTTACAGTCAGCGAGGAGTTCTATCCTACACAGGCTGCTATTAGCAATCCTGCCCAGTTCATAGCTGACAGGGTGATGGGTAAGCGCAGTGCGCTCTTCGAGCTTCTCGACTCTACCTGTCAGATGGAATATGCCGCATACTTCCGTCACCTCGCCTCAGGGTTCCTGAATGCTGAAGCACTGAAAAAATACTGTATAGATGACGAGGCTGATGCTTACAACTCCGTTATCTACAACGCGGACACAGAGTATAAGTATGTGTCAAGCGGATCAACGGGCGATCAGGCTAAGGCGCATGGGTCGGCGAGGGAGGACTTGCTATGGTGGCTGAACGGGCGCATGTATTTCATGGGAGGAGAGAACGGAGAGGGTAACTACCAGGAGAGCAGCATCCGTGCGACGATGGCACAGGACAGTGTCCTCGATTCCACCAATCTTGCCTACCGTATCCCTGCCGGGGCAAACGGTATCACTATCAGGATAAAGAGCCGTTACCGTAACTATATTGGCACGAAGCTCGGTTCCACAGGTCAGCTGAACAGGCAGTATGCGGAAGATCCGGCACAGTACTATGACGTTACGTTAGTGACAAGCGGGATCGGTAATGAGGACAGTGGACGCTTCAATCTCTACGGCCAGAAGTTCTATGAGGACATTGCAGACCTTTCGAAACTGTACATATCAACGGTGACGACATGGGCTGACTGTACGGCATTGAAGACGATGAAGTTCGGCTCAGACGATGCCGGATTCTATAATCCAGCACTGACGGACATCAAGGGCAGCGGAAACCCGACCTTCGGAGCCTGCGAGATCGTTGACCTGCGGAACTGCAGAGCATACGCTGACAGTGACTTCCGCTGTTTCCCTGCCGCTAAGTCGATACTCCTCACTGGATGTAACAGTCTGACGGAGCTCCGCCTTCCTGTAACGGACAACCTTCAGTTACTTGCCTTGCCTAAGAACATCAACAAGCTTGAACTGACAGACAAGTCCGTCCTTACCTTAATCCAGATTGAAGATGGGGGGACGGTCAATGAGATTACCTGCAACAATATAAGCAACGCAGTGGCGGTATCAGTACTGTCATTGCTTTACGAACTGTACAATTAAAAGAAAAGAGTATGGGACATTTAACATCACTTACCCTGCCTATCGGCAGTCAGGCAAGCCGTCTTGCTCTGACACAGGACAATGTGGATACCCTTATCAAGGTGTATTATGACGATGCAATAACACATAAGGATGTCAGCGGATATGTAACAAAGAGTACCCTCAAGCAGAGGGAGTACTACCTTCTCACGCAGCTTGGACTTGATGTAAGCTATACAGACCTTGTGGAAGATACGTGGTCGCTGTCTTCTTCGCAGTCTCTACTGAAGGATGGGCAGTCGGCAGAGTTTTCCGTTTCAGGTGACCTCACAATTCATGATGTGGTACTATCCATCGACTCCTGTACGGTAACGCTCGGAACGATCACCGTCGAGCAGGCGATGGGGATGGTGACGCTCACTGGCAACATGCTCTCGTATAGCAGGAACACCTCATACGGCAACTATTCTGCCGAGTTCACGATAAAGGCAACTCCTGCATGGGGAGGCAGTGCCAAGACCGTAACGGTGGGGATCATATCACAGCCATACCATTCAGTTTGGATAAACCCGATTACTTCATCGGCTACTCTCGAAAGGGAGGGTGACATGGATCTGATAGAGGACTACATCAGCAGATGCAAGTGTTATCTGTTCTCATCAGACGGAACGAAGAAGGCAGAGATAGGGAGTGCAACGTTCCAAGGTGCGTATGTAGGCATGTCAAATGGCTCCGTTACCCTTGCGGACGGGACACAAGTTGCTATACAGACCCTGAACAGCTACGGTGTGAACTGGATGGTGCTTCGACCAGAGATGCACATCTACTGCGGTTTCGATGCAAGGGGAGAAGTCCTTCAGAATACAGGAATCTATGATATGTTTGGCGGCAAGTCTTTCCCTAAGAAATACATAGGAATGTTTAAGGCGTTTAACCATAATGGTTACCTGAAATCACAGCCGAACAGAATCCCTACGGGAGGTCAGACGATACAGGTATTCCAGAATCAGGCTACTGCCGGAGGGCTTGGATACGGATTGTGGAACTACAGCGACTGGTGCAAGGAGAATGCACTGCACTTGAGTTATTTCGGCAATACAAACTATGAATACAATGTCGGAACTGGACGTATAACCAACTATAACTACGTGAGGAATATCGTCACTGGGTTCACCCTCCCTCTGGTAGGCCAGAATATCTGTGGAAGGGTGTCAACGGTTGACAGTCAGGGTAACTCCGTCAACTGCCT